ATACCATAAATAAATATGTTCACTATTTAAATCTTTATTAATATAATTAACTAATTTGTTTTTAAAAAAAAATATATTATCGTCTTCATAAATTGTTTTATATACTAAATTAATTTCTCTGTTTTTTTCTATTGATTTTTTTAATAAATCAACATTCATATATATTTCTTCCAATTTTTCTTCTTCATCTTTATTTAATTTATTATTAGACACTAATTTATTAATAATCGTTTTTATAGTTTTATTAATATCTCCAACAAACAAATATTCTACACCTTTCTTCTTTTTTGTATGTTGAATAATTTTATATATATATAATTTTAATTGATTATTATTAATAATATCCATATTTAATTTATTAAATTATTAAATTATTTAATTTATTAAATAATCTTTTCAAAATTATATTCAAAAATTATATTTTAATTATTTAATTTATTTAATTTATTTAATTTATTTAATTTATTTAATAATCAGAATTATCAAGTATATTGCTATTTATGATAATACCACAATATTTTTTAGGATTAATTCTATAATCTTCATATTTATATATTCCTTCTTTTTCAGCAATTTTTAATATCCATTTAAAGTTTTTCCAAAACACATCTACATGACCTATTTCTTTTGTTCCCAAATGTGCTAATTCGTGTATACCAACATACAACATTGTATTTAAATCCATTAATTTTTTATTATTTTCATCATTTCTAACTGTAATACAGAAAACTATTTTCTCACCTTTATTTACTGAATATGATGTATAATTTTTTTCACCTGTACCCTCAGTTATAGTATCTGGATTATAATTATTAATTATCCTTTTTGCTCTTGGGTCCTCACTATATTTCTGTTTTAAAATACTTATCAATCTAATTAAATTTTTATTAATATTTGCTAATAAATTTGCTGCTTCAATAGAATTTTTTCTGTTTTGTACCAAATATTTTTTACCATCTACTGTACTTTTAACATAAGATACCTCCATAAAACTCTCTCTTACATACACAAAACTAAATCCTATTATTAAAATAACTATAAATAAATCAATATAATTCATAATTTATTAATTTATATTCATATTATTAATAAAAATATAAAAAATAAAAAATTAATTAAATTAATTAATTAATTTAAAAATTAATTATTTTATTAATATATTATTAATATTCTAAAAAAAAATTTGATTTTATTTTATGCAAAAATAATTTTAAATTGTCTTAAAAAACGATAAATGTCTAATGAAATTACTTTTTCAAATAATTGATTGGTTAATAAAAGATATTAATATAGATGTTGGTCAAAAAGAATATCCTTATGATAAATTTAAAAATAATATTTTAAACGAAGAAAATTTTGATGAAGACAGTATTTTTGAAAATTATTTTATTAAACTTTTTGGAAGAACTATTCAAGGTGAACCTATATCTTTAAATATTTATGATTATACTCCATATTTTTATATTAAAACTGATGAAAAATGGAACAGAGAAAAAAATAAAACATTCTGTAATCTTTTAGAAGAATATATTGAAAGTAAAATTAATTGGAAAAATAAAAATTATAATCAATTATTTAAATGTAAATTAGTTAAATTAAAAGATATATGGGGGTTTCAAAATAATAAAACCTTTTATTATATTCAATTAATATTTTTAAGTCATCGTGCAATGAAACAAAGTATAAAAATATTATCTGAACCATTAACACTTTATGGTATTTGTACAAAGAAAAAATTTAAATTATATGAAAATAATATTGAACCTTACTTAAGATTTATACATAAAAAAAATATTGAACCAAGTGGTTGGATAAAAATTAAAAATTGTCATACTACTAATCATTACAAAACAAAAATAGGAAAAACTTATTTTACAAAATGGAACAATGTATTATCTTATGAATGCAACCAAATAGCACCTTTTATAATATCTAGTTTTGATATAGAATGTAATTCTTTTGATGGTTCTTTTCCAAAAGCAATAAATAATTACGATAAATTAATATATGATATTATTGAATATTATGAAAAATTATCAAGAGTTCAAATAAAAAAAATAAATGAAAAAGAAAAAAATATATATTATACTGAAAGTGAAAAAAAAGAATTTTTAATTAATTTTATTTTTGATTATTTTAAAAATAACAAACTTAATTTCAAAAACAAAATTATTAATTTAGAACAAATACAAGAAACTATATTATATATCATTGACGACATAGTTGTATGTTTACAAGGAAAATTAAATTATAGTGATGAACAAATACAAAACACATTGCTTAATTCAACTTATAATTTTACTAGTAACAACACTATTATTAATAACAATAATATTAAAAAAGACAATAAAGAAATAATAAATCAATTGCAAAAAAAATTTAATTATATGATGAAACATAGTGAATTACCTGAATTAGAAGGAGATGAAATTATACAAATAGGTATTACAACTCATAAATATGGTGAAAAAAATATATATGACAAAACCATATTATCAATTGGAGGATGTGAAAACATTAATGATGTAAATATTGTTCATTGTAAGAATGAAAAAGAATTAATAATTAAATTTGTAAAAATTATTAATAAATTAAATCCAGATGTAATAACGGGTTATAATATATTTGGTTTTTGATTATCAATATATCTATAAAAGAGCACTAGAATTAAATATACAAAAAGAATTATGTAAAATGGGTAAAATAGATAATTACTGTGATATTTATGATAATTGTTTTATGGGTGATTATAAAAATCCTGAAAAAATATCAAATATATGTAGACAACATTATATAAATAAAACATTGTCTTCGTCTGCTTTAGGAGATAATTTTTTAAAATATATACATATGGAAGGAAGAGTAAATGTTGATATGATGAAAGAAATACAAAAAGGACATAATTTAGATACTTATAAATTAGATTTTGTTTCATCTCATTTTATATCTGGAAAAATTATTAATCAAACATTTAATAACACTATTAATGAATTAAATATACAACTTGATAATGTCGCAGGATTACAACCAAATATGTTTATTAATTTATCTAATAAAGATATCAATAAAAAATTTAAAATTAACTTTGTTGATTATAATTCTAATATTATTAAAATTAATAATGATAATAATGAAATAATATGGAATAAATGGGGTTTAGCTAAAGATGATGTAACACCACAAGAAATTTTTGAATGTATGAAAGGTAGTGATGCAGACAGAGCAAGAGTTGCAAGATATTGTATTCAAGATTGTGCTTTATGTAATTATCTAGTTATTAAATTAGAAATAATTGCAAATAATATTGGTATGAGTAATGTATGTTCTATACCATTTTCATATATATTTTTGAGAGGACAAGGTGTAAAAATATTTAGTCTTGTAGCAAAACAATGTAAAGAAGACAATTTTGTGATACCATTTCAAGACAAAAAGTGGAAATGTGAAAAATGTTATTTTAATAATAGTTCGTTTGATGAATTTTGTCAAAAAAAAAATTAAAAAAAATGATAAATGGGAAATTATGTTGTTTATCGCCTAAACCTGAAAATGAAGGTTATGAAGGAGCAATTGTATTACATCCAAAACCTGGTATTTATGTTGATACACCTATATCAGTTTTGGATTATGCTTCTCTATATCCATCTTCTATGATAAGTGAAAATATATCACATGATACAATAATATTAGATGAGAAGTATGATAATTTACCTGGATATGAATATGTTGATATAACATATGATTTATTCAAAGGAAAGCTGATAATAAAAAGAAAATTGGTGAGCAGACATGTCGGTATGTTCAATTTAAAAATAATAAAAAAGGATTACTACCTCGTATCTTACAAAAATTGCTTAAACAGAGAAAAGCAACCCGTAAAAAGATTACATGGAAAACAATAAAATACCTTGATATTAATAATAATGAAATTGAAAAAATGGGTAATATTATTGATGAAAAATGAAAATATTATTAAATTAAAAGTAGAAGATAAAGATATAATTGAAATTGACAAACTAGAAATTATTAGTAATAATGATACACATAATGAATTCCAAAAAGCAGTATTAGATGGTTTACAATTAGCATATAAGATTACTGCAAATTCTCTTTATGGTCAAGTAGGTGCTCCAACAAGTCAAATATTTATGAGAGAATTAGCAGCAAGCACAACTGCTGTTGGAAGAAATCTAATTATGTCTGCTAAAAAATTTGCAGAAGATAAATATAACTGCAAAGTGGTATACGGAGATAGCGTTCCATTTGATGAACCAGTTATTATTAAAAATGATAAAGGATTTATAGATATTAAAACACTTAGTCAAATATTTAATGAAAACGAACCAAATCAATATGAATCTTTTAAAGACCCTGACTTCTTCTTTAAATTAAGAAATACAATGTTAAAGTATTAATTGACGGTTATGATACTGAAGAAGAATTTGTCAATAATACTTTGAATATACAAAAATATTATCGTTCATTAATAACAAAAAATCGTAAATTAGCAAAAGTTAATCATAAATGGATATGGTATAATGAAGATGATACAAAAGAAGATAAATTAAAATTAATAAATGATATATGTGATTTATTCAAAAAAGATACTATTAATAGATCCAATAAACAACAAGTTAAATGTAATTATGAAATATGGACTGATAATGGTTGGCAAAAAATATTAAGAGTTATTAGACATAAAACTAATAAAAAAATATATAGGGTTTCATCTGGTTTAGGTATTGTTGATGTTACTGAAGACCATAGTTTATGTAATAGTGATAAAATACCTATTAAACCAAATGAACTTGAAATTAATTCTACAAAATTATTACATTATCAATTTAATGATTATGAAAAATTATGCGAACCAGTAATAGTTCCTGAATATCCTTCTCTATTTTATGGAATTAATATTAAACAAAAATTTACTAAATATGATAATACTAAAAAATATGATTGTCAAGTTTGTTTTGAATCATATGATGGCGATATGTTTTATTGGAATAAAAATAAAAAAACAGATGAATTTGTTCATGGTTATAGATGTAAATTATGTGTTAAAAAGAAACATTGTGAATTAAAAAATATTGAATTTAATGGAAAATTAAATAGAAAAATTCAAGATATTAAAATGAAAGAATATGAATTAAGTGAAAATGAAGCATGGGTTTGGGGGTTCTTCTTAGGAGATGGTAGTTGTGGTGAATATAGATGTCCTTCTGGATTAAAATATAGTTGGGCGTTAAATAATCAATCATTAGATAAATTAAATAGAGCAAAAGATATTTTAAATAATATTGAAGATATGGAATTTAAAATATTAGATACTATAGATTCAAGTAATGTATATAAATTAGTTCCAAAAGGTTCTTTAAGATATATGGTTCATAAATATCGTAAATTTATGTATGATGAAATCAAAAATAAAAAAGTTCCTATGATAATTTTAAATGCTTCATATTCAATTAGAAAAGCATTCTTTGATGGATACTATGAAGCAGATGGAACAAAAGGAAATGAGGGTAAATTTATAGAGAACGAAAAAGAAGAAAAAGAAAAAGGAAATTGGGATTTAAAATATAAGAAAATTGATTTTACAACAAAAGGTAAAATAACTGCACAAGGGTTATATATATTAGCAACATCATTAGGATTTAATTTATCTGTAAGAAGATGGATTAAAAAAGATAGAATATATAGTTTAAATTCTTATAATGAAAAGTCTACATATTCTAAAGATAGAAATATAGTTAAATATGTAGAAGAAACAATTAATCACGAAATGGATGATGGATTTGTTTATGATATTGAGACTACAACTGGAAGGTTTGCGGTAGGCGTTGGTTCAATTGTAGCATTACAAACGGATTCCATATTTATTAAATTACCAAAGTTAAAAGATTATAGTCATTATGGTCATCCAACAGAAAAACAGAATATTTTACAATATAATATTACAGTAGGAGAACAATTATCAGAAGATTTTCAGAAATTATTAAAACCACCACATTGTTTAGAGTGGGAAAAAATGTTTTATCCCTTTATTATCTTTAGTAAAAAAAGATATGTGGGTAATTTATATGAACATGATGTAAATAAATTTAAACAGAAATCAATGGGTATTGTATTAAAAAGACGTGATAATGCAAATATAGTTAAAGTAATATATGGTGGAATTATTAATATTTTATTAAATGAAAATGAAAACAACATTAATAAATCATTGAATTTTTTACATAAATCATTAAATAAATTGATGAATGGTGATTTTCCTATAGAAGAATTAATTATTACTAAAACTTTAAAAGCACATTATAAAAATCCATTACAAATAGCTCATAAAGTTTTAGCAGATAGAATGTTTAAAAGAGATCCAGGAAGTGCACCTCAGGTAAATGATAGAGTTCCTTATGTATATATTGATATTGATGAAAAAAAAATTAAGAATGAAAGCGAATACGACAGACTATTACAAGGAGATAAAATAGAAGATCCTATCTATATAAAATTAAATTCTATTGAACCTGATTATGGCTTTTATATAACAAATCAATTAATGAAACCTTGTTTACAATTATATTCTTTAGTTTTAGAAAATTTAAAAGGTTTTAAATATAATAAAGAATATTATAAAAATAAAGAGAAAAATTTAATGAAAGAATTAAATAATAAAAAGAAGGTTGAAGATAAAATTAAAATGTTAAAAGAAAAAAATGTTGAAGAAATTATATTTAAAAAATATTTAAATAAAATAGAAAATAAAAAGAATAAAAATAATACATTGGATAAATTTGGTTTTATCAAAAATAATTAATTATATATTCAATTTGTATTTAAAAAAATTTGAATAATTTTATTATATTTAGTTAATATTAATTAAATAAATTGAATTGTTTATAAAATAATATTTTTAATTAAAAAAAAATTTACTAAGAGACATAATAATAATTCAATTGAAGAAGGTGAATTAGGTAAGTTTTGTAGTATTGGTTTATTTCTAGCTTTTATTTTATGGGGAATTATTAAACTAGTAGAATGCTGTTCTTAAATTAATTAATTTAATTAATTAAATAATTTAATAAATTATTATTAAAATAATTAATTAAATAATTAATTAAATAATTTGTTTCAATAAAAAATTTAGTTTATAAATTTTATATAAAAATAATTTGATTTTAATAAATTTTTTTATTATTTTTTTTTATTTTTTATAATTAATTTGTTATGATATTTAAATGATTTTATGATATTTAAATGATTTTTTAATGATATTAAAATAATTTAATATTATTCTGGTGGTATAGGCCATTCAACATTTGTTAAGTCAGCATCTAATATAATATTTTGTTCAATTACTGTTGTTGTTAAATCTCGTAACGCTTGTCTATATGTAAACCATTCTTGTTTTTTTTCTTCTGTTAGCTGGTATCTCAAAAATTTATAATTTTAATTTTATCACCATCTTTAACATATACTTAATATTTTTTATTTTTATTATTTGAAACAAAAGGTTTATATAATTCTTTCATTTATTTAATTAAAATATTTTATTATACTTTTAATAATTAACCACAATGATAAGTGCAACCTACAAAACACGCTATATATACTTCTTCTCCTGCTTGTAATTTAGTTTTATATTCTTCTTCTGTTATTTGAGTTCCATCTGGTAATAAAAATCTAGTATCATAAGGATATATCATTTGTTGATTACCATTTTCATCTAAATCATCTTCATATTGTACATCACCATTATCATCATAATCAATATTTTGTAGTGTTCTTGTTTTTGTTTCCTTACGTTCAATCTTATGTGTTCCTATAACTTCACCAGTTTCATTATATAAATCAACAATATCATACAATTGTTGATGTTCAGTTATTGTTTTTGTTATTTCTTTTTGTACATATTTTTTAAGGATTTCATCATATACTATTTTAGTTTCGGTTTTTGATTTTTCAACTTTTTCAGTTACAGTAGTTTCATATGTTTCAGTAGTTAATATAAGTTTTAATTTTTGTTTTACAATTTTAGTTAAACTAAAATCACAATCACAAGTAATCTTAGCAACTGTATAGTTTTTAAGTGTTCCTTCTTGTAATATTTGTTTCTGTCCATAACCTGAAACTGATGAGGAAGAAACATAATCACCATTCTGAATGTTTCCATTCTTATTACACACCCAAAGTGAACCTTCACCTACAGAATTAATATGTAAACGTTGTTCATTCTTATTAGTTTTAATTTTAATTGTTTTTAGACAACCATCTCCTAGACTTCTATTATCATCAGAATCTTCTTTATCTGATATAACACCAAATACTTTAATATCATTATCTATATTAGTAATATTACATACTGGTAAAGATTCATTAATACTTGGTTTTAATGAATTATCTACATTTATATAATGACCTGTAGAAGATACAATTAAACCAACATAACTTTCATCAATATTTTTATTTACAATATTTCTATGTTGACCTGTGAAAAAATCACCAGTACTATAATTATCATTTTCAAATCTTCCAATTGCATGAATATGTTCAGTACCTTCATCCATCATATATAATAATACATTTACATTATTATTTATATTAGATGCAGCGTGCCATCTTAATCCCCAAAATGCACTAGAATTATTTGAACTATTTTTCCATATATTAAAAAAGAACCCGTTACCCTCAGTTGCATAATTAGGATCACTATAAGGAACATCATTTTGTAATTTATAATTATTTACCGTATAAATATCTAATAAACATTTTGGGCTAACAACATTTATTCCTACTAATCCCGTATTTCCCGTATCTTTAATTGTGAATAATGATGTTCCTCCTCCCGCATCACCTCTAGTATTACTATGAGACCCCCCTTTATAAAATTGAAAATCATTAGACGACCTGAAATATGTTGTATTACCTTGAACACCTATACCGTAAGATAGGTTATATAAATTAATCATTTGACGTGTGCTATCTCCATAGTTAGTATTTCCTGTTATATTTAAATTACCACCTATATTAGTATTCCCTACAACAGTTAAATTACCTCCTGCTTTCATATTGCCATTCACTTCTAATTTTTCTCCTGGCTGCCATTTAGATATCGTGTCGTTGTAAACCAAAGGTTGTCCGTTTATGGCTGCGGTCGTGGAGACATTCCCTATATCACTCAGGTTGTCGATTACTGGGTTTAAATTGCTTTCATACAAGCTTTCATACAAAAACATCTCTGATATTACAGCGATGTAGTTAGCGTCATTCCAACTAGAGTCGAATTTAAAGGTGTAATAATAGTACTCTTCTTGATTTGATTCTGGTATATTAAATGGGACTGCATTCGCTATATTCTCTTGTGCGCTTAAAGAACTATTATAATCATCTTTATCATCTGGTCGGGAATATCCTGTTCCATTTGTTTCAAATAGTAAATTCATGCCACTAATATCATAAATGGATGATGAATTTACATCGTTTGAGCCGTAAATAGAAAACACTTTGGGAAATTGACTACTAAATCCACTCCTTGGTATCATAGAAACTGTCGATATCTTTCGCTTATTATAAAAACGTATCTGTATATATTGTGGTGAAGAACTCATTGAAGTGTGCCATCCAGTGGTATGACCTCCTACAACATTATCAAATAATTTAGTAGCAGGTGTATCCGACGAATATGTCGAAGAAGCTGTAACAGACTGAATGTTTCCCAATCCCAATTCACCGCCGCAGATTTGTGTTTTAAATTTAGGAACCAGTAATAATGGAATACTTAATTGACTGATTTCATTGGATGATAATTTTCTTGGCCATGCCGCAATACCATAAATTTTTGATTCTCCTCCTAGATGATTACCATTTCTTGTTGCTGCGATTTTGATAGATTGTATTGTATCTGTTGTTGTATCATAAATATCATTTGATTCTTTTGATTGAACAAAAGTGCCATTCACGTAAAAGCTGGTTTTTAATTCATATGTAGAGCCTGGCTCAACTGTTATTACATACAAATTCTTTTGACCTAAATAAGAACTCATTTGACTCATAAGAGCATTTTCTGATTCATCAGCACCAGCTCTATCATCATTACCTGGCAAAAAATTATCATATAATAGATGACCTCTTGTTTGACCATAATTAGTACCATTATCACCATGAATAAATAATACAGCATGATTAGTTCTATCATTAGTTTCTTGTGGTTCTTGCATGACTACTACTTCCCCGCTAACATTCCAATTTGTATTTGTTGATGGAATGACGAAATCAGCCACAAATGCATAAGTTAAAGTTGTATCAGTTTTCGCAATAAATGCATCTGAATCTGTAATTTCTTTACAATCATTGTATGTCCCTTTGGCCCAAGTATATCCATCATTATCTACTCCAGTTGTCCATCCAGTTCCTACTTGATTAAGAAAATAATTATTATTTCTATCTTGATTACTACTATCCCCTACAACTACCCAATATCTTGCTTGGTTCAACAACTGGATTGCATCTGCATTTGCTGGAGTGACGATGGATCGTGGCTGCCACTGCGAACTCGCTGAATCATACACCAAAGCTTGCCCGTCTGTAGGTGCTGTTGTAGAGACATTTGTTAAATCTGATAAAGAAATAGTATTATCTTTAAGTTCTCCCAATTCTATTTCACTAATTCCAAAAGCAGTTCCCACACCATTGCTTGTATAACTTGTAACTTCAATTTTATAAGAAGTATATGTATATGTATTTGTTATAAAATCAAACTTTATTGCTTTATCTTGATGGTCTTCTGCTAATGTAGAACTTGTATAATTATAACTCGACCAATTCGTTGCTGTTTGTTGATTACCAATTTGAATCCAATTTGTACCTCCATTATTAGAACCATATAAATTCCAAGTAGCAATTGTATAATGATAAGTACTATCAAATGGCCATATTCTTACATATTTAATTACTTTACTCTGATTTATAGTAACTATCCAATACCACGTTGAAGTACTATTCCATACAGGAGTTGAACCAGAACCTGCTACATATCTTACACCTGTACTATTATCTATATATCCATCAACTAAACCTCCTACACTATAATTTGAACTATGAGAAGTATGTGAAATCGATTGTGAAACAATAGATACACTAGATGTTGTTTTTCCACCCAAAAATGATTCATATGTAAAACCAGGTATTTTATAATTTGTTGAACCAACTGTTAAAGAAGTTAAATTAGATTCATTACCGCTTAAAGTAGGATTTGCTACAACTGTTGTACCTCCACCACTACTTGCCACAGTTCCAGGTTTCCATTCACTATTTGTATTATCCCACACTAATGCTTGTCCATCTGTAGGAGCTGTTGTACTTGTATCAACATCTGATAAAGCATTTATACTATGATTACTTATATCACTTACAGTTCCAGTAACATTACCAGTTACATTACCAGTAATATTACCAGTAACATCAAGTGTTCCACCAATATTAGTATTTCCTACAACAGTTAAATCACCTCCTGCTTTAATATTACCTCCTGCTTGTATTCCTTCCTCATGTGCAAATCCATATGTATATAAATCATCTAATTCATTTCCATGAACAATATAATTAGTTGGTAAATTAGTTGGTAAATTAGAAATAATTGGTGTTTCTGCTGTAAAAGCTGACCAATTTGTTTGATCACCAATTTTAAATACTGATACATAGTATGTTATACTTACACCTGAATTAGGATTTACATATACTTGCAAATAATTAGTACCACCATATGAATCACTATTATGTTTTATTACACGCACTCCTTGTATTCTTTCAGACTGTCCACCATGATTAATAACTGTAAAATTACTATCAGAATAACTTCTTACCCAATATATTCTTACATATGAATGATATCCTGAAGTATAATCTGTTACTAATATTTCACCGGAATATCTACCAGAAGGACAACTAGCTATATCCATCCATCCTGATGTATTAATACTTCCATTTGCAGCTCCTTCTCTTCTGAAGAATCTTGTAGCATCATATCCATCTAAAGTTCCAATAAAATTTGTAGCTTGAATATTACCATTCACTTGTAATTTTTCTGTTAATGATGTGCTTCCTGTTCCAATACCTATATTTCCTGCTGAATCTATTATCATTTTATCATTATTATTAATTCTAAAAGATATATCTTGTCCACTTGCTGCATTTATAAATGTATCTCCTGAACTATTTTGCAAAAGTGCATAATTTGTTGTTGTGGCATTATCTACATGTGAAAATCCAGCATGACCACTTTGACCCATATCACTTATATGTGATTTATCCATTGTATTTCCTCCAAGCAATTCTGTTAATGTAGGTTCAGTTCCATTTATTTTATAAAAACCTGGTCTTGCAAAATGAATTTCTGATAAATTACTCGTTGAATAAAATAATAATGCTCTATGTCTTTGTGTAGTTTTTGTATTATCCATCATATAATCATAATGGGTAGAGCTTAACTTTTCTCCTGTTGATAATCTATATATACCACCTATTGTTGTGGGTGTAGGTGAGTAACCTCCTGATTTGTATGGTAATATTATACCTATACTTACATACCATTCATTTTCTACAAAATTACTTATAGTTATACCATCTCTATTAAAATATGGAATATCTGTTCGAGGATGTGTACTACCTGTAGTTCCATCTGTTCTGAAAACTCCATTTGGTAGACAACCATGGTAAAATCTACCACTATCATCATCAACAACTTTAAAATACACTACAGATAAATAACCAAATTTATAATCTACATTATCAATATCATAATTCCATCCACCGTCATTATTATTATTTCCATCTGATATACATTTCCATACATATTCATAATCACCAAATGGACCTAATTCATTAACAAGCATATTATTTTCTCCTATAGTTGTTTGATTCAAAAGATATCCTCCAAAATGACTAGATATTTGACCACTTGATTGTGTTGACCAAATATTTGTATCCATCAAATTATTTTTAATATTATTTACAATTACATTATCACTATATATTTTACCCGTTCCATTAGTATCTATTGTAATATCTCCATTCGTATTAGTGCTTGATATTGTATTCCCATCCATTTTTAAATTATCTACTGATAATGATGTTAATGTTCCTACACTTGTTATATTTGTTTGACTAGATTTAGTAATAGTAGCATTTACTTCGTTAAATATCACATTATTACTTGTTCCTACAGATTGACCAATAGCAATTTCACCATTTGTTATAGTAACACCAGTACCACCTGAGAAATGAGAACGCACTTCTGATGTACTAGGACCTGTATAAGTAATAACACCTGTTGAAGAATCATATGACAATGAACCATCACCATTTATATCATTCACACTTATTGCTTCTCTTGTACGTGAATCGGTATAATACAAATTAGTTGAACCCTCATTTAAACTATCTGTTGTGTGATTACTAATATCACTTACAGTACCTGTTACATTACCTGTTACATTACCTATTAAATTACCATTTGTTTTAATATTACCATTCACATCTAATTTCTCTGTTGGACTTGTTGTTCCTATTCCGACATTTCCTACATTATCACATATTAATGCTGGATTTTCTATAAATGGACTTGCCGCCCATAGTGCATTTACTGATGATGCTCCTGCTATTCCTGCATAATTTCCATCACTTGATAATGTTGTAGATATTATAGCTGGAGGTGCTTCATCTAAATTAGTTCCATCACCATCTTCGTTATTTCTATATATTTCAATAACATCTCTTATATAGTTTGGAGTATCATCACTATCTGATGATGTGCCATAAAATATTGCTGCATATGGTTCCCTTGTAGTATTATTAGTTTCACCAGCTTTAGCAGCTTGAGCTAATTTAGTTAATCCAACACGTATAGCAGCAGTTCTTAAACTAGGTGTAATATTACTTGTAAATGAATCCTCACTTGTAAGTATACCTATTTCTGTATGTGTCATATTATTTATCGCAGTTGCTAAATCATTTCCAACTGAACTATTCCCATAAGTATCATAATTTGTACTTGATACATGTTGTAAAGTTTGACCATTTATAATTGTTAATGTAAGACCTCTATTTGAATTGTTTACTATAGTTTCACCTGATAATATTACCAATCTATTAGCATAATTATTTAATCCAGTTCCTTTAATATATAAAGAAGCTGTTTTATTATTTCCATAATACGTATTTCCTACAACATATAGATCACCCCCTGCTTTAATATTTCCATTCACATCTAATTTCTCTGTTGGACTTGTTGTTCCAATACCTACATTACCAGAATCATAATAAATTTTATTATCACTTTCTTCCCAATAACCTGTTTTTAAAATACTACCATTCTGTAAATAATTACCAGTTATATTTAAATTACCACTAATATCTAATTTTTCTTGTGGATTTGTTGTTCCAATACCTACATTACCTGAATCATAATAAATTTTATTATCACTTTCTTCCCAATAACCTGTTTTTAAAATACTACCATTCTGTAAATAATTACCAGTTATATTAATATCACTATCAATATTTAAATGACCACCTATATAAGTATTTTTAGCAATACCAACACCACCACTTACAACCAATGCACCTGATGATGAATCTGTAGATTGTGTTGTACTATTAAATGTAATACCACTATCTACATTTAAATTACTACTTATATTAACATTACCATTTACATCTAATGCTTGTGTTGGATTTGTTGTACCAATTCCAACATTACCCGTATTATAATATATATTACTACTCGAAGTTGTCCATTGAGATGGCATTATATTTTGATAACTTGTGCCATCTGATACATACAAACTCATTGAAGAATCTTCTTTTACAATCTGAATTTCACCTTCTTTACCTGTTCCGGTTGGAGCAGTTGTATCATATGGTATCTGTAATGTAGTTGTAACATCCGCATTTTGATTTGTTGTATCAGATTGTATTTTAATTTCACCTTGTAATAACGCACCAACAACATTATTATTTGCATCTAAATTATCTTCAATAGCATATTCTGCTTGTGCTGTACCACTACCACCTGATGAAAATACTACTTGATAACTATTTACAGCCCAGGAATAATCTGAACGGCCCATAGTTACACACATACCTTTTTGACTACTTATTTTAGAATCAGATGTACCAAAGATATAATAATATTTTGAATCAGTTGATTTATAATATTCAACTAATATTGAATATGTATCTACAGTTGTTGAAAAACTTGTTGAAAATCCATCATTATAAGTATTATTTGTTGTATCGAATAGTAATGTATTTGTAGATGTATTTCTCATTTGTAAGTACTTGTTTTTCAAAATAATTATTCTAACATCTGGATTTCTAATGGTACTATCATATCTACGCCATTTTCCAAATAAATAATAAAAGTTATGTGAATTATTACCCCATCTTGAAGTTGCATTTCTAACAGCAGGAAAATCACTTTGACCCCATGAATAATATGTAACAGTTCCATCTGTGCTACTTGTTATGCCACTTGTACTTCCTTCATCAAAATACATAGCTGAACCATTTGGATGATTTGGTACATCAAATGTTATCAAACCTCCCATATTAATAGCAGTTGTTGTACTAAAATGCATTCCTTCGTGCAACCTCAACCAAACAAATGTTCCATCATATGCGTCTTGAGGTGTTAATACAATTGGTAATGTACCACCGTATATATTTTCATAAACATGACTTTCTCCTTCAATTGTATTATATGAAAAACTTTGTAATAAATTTCTTTCAGGTTTAATTTCACCTAATGCTAAACCATTTGAACCAACCCCAGATGATGTAGTTACCCAAGAACCATTATAACGAACTTTTAATGCTTGTGATGAACTATCATAATATAATGAACCATTATCTGCTACTGTTGGTTCAGTTGATTCTATTATAACTCTTTTATCAACTCTTGCATTTAATTCTGTTTGTAATGATGAATTTAATTTAATAGCAGAACCTCCTATTATATTTAATTGATTACCCATCATACTATGATTTGAACATTGATAATACAATATACAAGGTGTTTCATAAGTTGTAACTAATTCAATATTAGAACCATTTATAGTAACACCTGTTGTATAACTAGAAGTATGACTATCATCCGTATAAAATTCTAAAGGATGTCCGGTATTTGTACTATCTGATTGGTCAAATATATATGTTTTTCCTGCTATTAATTCTAAATAAGGCGCTTCTAATGTATCAATTATAAATGAATTAGTACTAGCTGTTGGATTATCAGTAGTATTATATCTATGTGATGAAGTTTTAGTTCCTACTGTTACTGTATAAGTAACATCACTATGTATATTTTTAGATATATAATTTGGTTTCCATTCACTATTAGTATTATCCCAGACTAATGCTTGACCGTCTGTTGGTACTGTTGTTGTTGTGTCTACATCTGATAAAGCATTAATACTATGATTATTTAAACTACTTACAGTACCTGTTACATTACCTATTAAATTTGCTGTTACCTGACTAAATTGTACACTATCTTCTGTTCCTACAGATTGACCTATAGCAATTTGCCCACTTGTTATAGTAACACCAGTGCTGTCTGAAAAATGAGCACGCACTTCTGAATCACTCGGACCTGTATAAGTAATGATACCAGTTGAAGAATCATATGACAATGAACCATCTCCTCCTTGGTCATTTACACTTATTGCTTCTCTTGTACGTGAATCAGTATAATACAAATTAGTTGAACCCTCATTTAAACTATCTGTTGTGTGATTACTAATATCACTTACAGTACCTGTTACATTACCTATTAAAACACCTGTTATATTTATATCACTATCAACATTTAAATGACCACCTATATAAGTATTTTTAGCAATACCAACACCACCACTTACAACCAATGCACCTGATGATGAATCTGTAGATTGTGTTGTACTATTAAATGTAACACCACTATCAACATTTAAATCACCACCTATATAAGTGTTTTTAGCAATACCGACGCCACCACTTACAACCAATGCACCAGTTGATGAATCATTAGATTGTAGTATATTACTAATATTAACATCACTATCAACATTTAAATGACCACCTATATAAGTGTTTTTAGCAATACCGACACCACCACTTACAACCAATGCACCAGTTGATGAATCATTAGATTGTAGTATATTACTAATATTAACATCACTATCAACATTTAAATGACCACCTATATAAGTGTTTTTAGCAATACCGACACCACCACTTACAACCAATGCACCAGTTGATGAATCATTAGATTGTAGTATATTACTAATATTAACATCACTATCAACATTTAAATGACCACCTATATAAGTGTTTTTAGCAATACCGACACCACCACTTACAACCAACGCACCTGTTGATGAATCATTAGATTGTAGTATATTACTAATATTAACATCACTATCAACATTTAAATGACCACCTATATAAGTGTTTTTAGCAATACCGACACCACCACTTACAACCAATGCACCAGTTGATGAATCATTAGATTGTAGTATATTACTAATATTAACATCACTATCAACATTTAAATGACCACCTATATAAGTGTTTTTAGCAATACCGACACCACCACTTACAACCAATGCACCAGTTGATGAATCATTAGATTGTAGTATATTACTAATATTAACATCACTATCAACATTTAAATGACCACCTATATAAGTGTTTTTAGCAATACCGACACCACCACTTACAACCAATGCACCAGTTGATGAATCATTAGATTGTAGTATATTACTAATATTAACATCACTATCAACATTTAAATGACCACCTATATAAGTGTTTTTAGCAATACCGACACCACCACTTACAACCAATGCACCAGTTGATGAATCATTAGATTGTAGTATATTACTAATATTAACATCACTATCAACATTTAAATGACCACCTATATAAGTGTTTTTAGCAATACCGACACCACCACTTACAACCAATGCACCAGTTGATGAATCATTAGATTGTAGTATATTACTAATATTAACATCACTATCAACATTTAAATGACCACCTATATAAGTATTTTTAGCAATACCGACACCACCACTTACAACCAATGCACCAGTTGATGAATCATTAGATTGTAGTATATTACTAATATTAACATCACTATCAACATTTAAATGACCACCTATATAAGTGTTTTTAGCAATACCGACACCACCACTTACAACCAATGCACCAGTTGATGAATCATTAGATTGTAGTATATTACTAATATTAACATCACTATCAACATTTAAATGACCACCTATATAAGTGTTTTTAGCAATACCGACACCACCACTTACAACCAATGCACCAGTTGATGAATCATTAGATTGTAGTATATTACTAATATTAACATCACTATCAACATTTAAATGACCACCTATATAAGTGTTTTTAGCAATACCGACACCACCACTTACAACCAATGCACCAGTTGATGAATCATTAGATTGTAGTATATTACTAATATTAACATCACTATCAACATTTAAATGACCACCTATATAAGTGTTTTTAGCAATACCGACACCACCACTTACAACCAACGCACCTGTTGATGAATCATTAGATTGTAGTATATTACTAATATTAACATCACTATCAACATTTAAATGACCACCTATATAAGTGTTTTTAGCAATACCGACACCACCACTTACAACCAATGCACCTGATGATGAATCTGTAGATTGTGTTGTACTATTAAATGTAACACCACTATCAACATTTAAATTACCACCTATATAAGTATTTTTAGCAATACCAACACCACCACTTACAACCAATGCACCAGTTGATGAATCATTAGATTGTAGTATATTACTAATATTAACATCACTATCAACATTTAAATGACCACCTATATAAGTGTTTTTAGCAATACCGACACCACCACTTACAACCAATGCACCAGTTGATGAATCATTAGATTGTAGTATATTACTAATATTAACATCACTATCAACATTTAAATGACCACCTATATAAGTGTTTTTAGCAATACCGACACCACCACTTACAACCAATGCACCAGTTGATGAATCATTAGATTGTAGTATATTACTAATATTAACATCACTATCAACATTTAAATGACCACCTATATAAGTGTTTTTAGCAATACCGACACCACCACTTACAACCAACGCACCTGTTGATGAATCATTAGATTGTAGTATATTACTAATATTAACATCACTATCAACATTTAAATGACCACCTATATAAGTGTTTTTAGCAATACCGACACCACCACTTACAACCAATGCACCAGTTGATGAATCATTAGATTGTAGTATATTACTAATATTAACATCACTATCAACATTTAAATGACCACCTATATAAGTGTTTTTAGCAATACCGACACCACCACTTACAACCAACGCACCTGTTGATGAATCATTAGATTGTAGTATATTACTAATATTAACATCACTATCAACATTTAAATGACCACCTATATAAGTGTTTTTAGCAATACCGACACCACCACTTACAACCAATGCACCAGTTGATGAATCATTAGATTGTAGTATATTACTAATATTAACATCACTATCAACATTTAAATGACCACCTATATAAGTGTTTTTAGCAATACCGACACCACCACTTACAACCAATGCACCAGTTGATGAATCATTAGATTGTAGTATATTACTAATATTAACATCACTATCAACATTTAAATGACCACCTATATAAGTGTTTTTAGCAATACCGACACCACCACTTACAACCAATGCACCAGTTGATGAATCATTAGATTGTAGTATATTACTAATATTAACATCACTATCAACATTTAAATGACCACCTATATAAGTGTTTTTAGCAATACCGACACCACCACTTACAACCAATGCACCAGTTGATGAATCATTAGATTGTAGTATATTACTAATATTAACATCACTATCAACATTTAAATGACCACCTATATAAGTGTTTTTAGCAATACCGACACCACCACTTACAACCAATGCACCAGTTGATGAATCATTAGATTGTAGTATATTACTAATATTAACATCACTATCAACATTTAAATGACCACCTATATAAGTGTTTTTAGCAATACCGACACCACCACTTACAACCAATGCACCAGTTGATGAATCATTAGATTGTAGTATATTACTAATATTAACATCACTATCAACATTTAAATGACCACCTATATAAGTGTTTTTAGCAATACCGACACCACCACTTACAACCAATGCACCAGTTGATGAATCATTAGATTGTAGTATATTACTAATATTAACATCACTATCAACATTTAAATGACCACCTATATAAGTGTTTTTAGCAATACCGACACCACCACTTACAACCAATGCACCAGTTGATGAATCATTAGATTGTAGTATATTACTAATATTAACATCACTATCAACATTTAAATGACCACCTATATAAGTGTTTTTAGCAATACCGACACCACCACTTACAACCAATGCACCAGTTGATGAATCATTAGATTGTAGTATATTACTAATATTAACATCACTATCAACATTTAAATGACCACCTATATAAGTGTTTTTAGCAATACCGACACCACCACTTACAACCAATGCACCAGTTGATGAATCATTAGATTGTAGTATATTACTAATATTAACATCACTATCAACATTTAAATGACCACCTATATAAGTGTTTTTAGCAATACCGACACCACCACTTACAACCAATGCACCAGTTGATGAATCATTAGATTGTAGTATATTACTAATATTAACATCACTATCAACATTTAAATGACCACCTATATAAGTGTTTTTAGCAATACCGACACCACCACTTACAACCAATGCACCAGTTGATGAATCATTAGATTGTAGTATATTACTAATATTAACATCACTATCAACATTTAAATGACCACCTATATAAGTGTTTTTAGCAATACCGACACCACCACTTACAACCAATGCACCAGTTGATGAATCATTAGATTGTAGTATATTACTAATATTAACATCACTATCAACATTTAAATGACCACCTATATAAGTGTTTTTAGCAATACCGACACCACCACTTACAACCAATGCACCAGTTGATGAATCATTAGATTGTAGTATATTACTAATATTAACATCACTATCAACATTTAAATGACCACCTATATAAGTGTTTTTAGCAATACCGACACCACCACTTACAACCAATGCACCAGTTGATGAATCATTAGATTGTAGTATATTACTAATATTAACATCACTATCAACATTTAAATGACCACCTATATAAGTGTTTTTAGCAATACCGACACCACCACTTACAACCAATGCACCAGTTGATGAATCATTAGATTGTAGTATATTACTAATATTAACATCACTATCAACATTTAAATGACCACCTATATAAGTGTTTTTAGCAATACCGACACCACCACTTACAACCAATGCACCAGTTGATGAATCATTAGATTGTAGTATATTACTAATATTAACATCACTATCAACATTTAAATGACCACCTATATAAGTGTTTTTAGCAATACCGACACCACCACTTACAACCAATGCACCAGTTGATGAATCATTAGATTGTAGTATATTACTAATATTAACATCACTATCAACATTTAAATGACCACCTATATAAGTGTTTTTAGCAATACCGACACCACCACTTACAACCAATGCACCAGTTGATGAATCATTAGATTGTAGTATATTACTAATATTAACATCACTATCAACATTTAAATGACCACCTATATAAGTGTTTTTAGCAATACCGACACCACCACTTACAACCAATGCACCAGTTGATGAATCATTAGATTGTAGTATATTACTAATATTAACATCACTATCAACATTTAAATGACCACCTATATAAGTGTTTTTAGCAATACCGACACCACCACTTACAACCAATGCACCAGTTGATGAATCATTAGATTGTAGTATATTACTAATATTAACATCACTATCAACATTTAAATCACCACCTATATAAGTGTTTTTCAGCAATACCTACACCACCACTTACAACCAATGCACCTGTTGATGAATCATTAGATTGTGTTGTACCTATTAAATGTAACACCACTATCAACATTTAAATCACCACCTATATAAGTGTTTTTAGCAATACCTACACCACCACTTACAACCAATGCACCTGTTGATGAATCATTAGATTGTGTTGTACCTACTTAAATGTAACACCACTATCAACATTTAAATGACCACCTATATAAGTATTTTCAGCAATACCAACACCACCACTTACAACTAATGCACCAGTTGATGAATCATTAGATTGTGTTGTACCACTTATATTTACATCACTATCAACATTTAAATGACCACCTATATAAGTATTTTCAGCAATACCAACACCACCACTTACAACTAATGCACCAGTTGATGAATCAGTAGATTCGGTTGTTCCACTAATATTAACATCACTATCAACATTTAAATGACCACCTATATAAGTGTTTTTAGCAATACCGACACCACCACTTACAACCAATGCACCAGTTGATGAATCATTAGATTGTAGTATATTACTAATATTAACATCACTATCAACATTTAAATGACCACCTATATAAGTGTTTTTAGCAATACCGACACCACCACTTACAACCAATGCACCAGTTGATGAATCATTAGATTGTAGTATATTACTAATATTAACATCACTATCAACATTTAAATGACCACCTATATAAGTGTTTTTAGCAATACCGACACCACCACTTATAACCAACGCACCTGTTGATGAATCAATAGATTGTGAACTACTAGTTATTATCATATCACTATTAGAAGTAAGATTATCTGTAACTATTAAATTACCTCTTACTTTAAGAGTTCCATCAACATCTAATTTTTCTTCTGGGTCTGTTTTTCCTATTCCTATATTTCCTGATTCATCACCTGCTATCCAATTTAAAATATCCGTTCCATTTGTTGAACTTTGTATTCTTAATTGAGAATTATAAGTAGTATTAGTAGTTTCATTTGAATTAAAACCAATAAAAACATTATAACTTCCATTATTTGTTAAACCTGAATTATGACCAATTGCTGTATTACAATTACCATTCACATTATTATATAAAGAATTTTCTCCTATAGCAGTATTATTAGAACCAGATGTATTTGAATAAAGAGCACTTGCTCCTAATCCAACATTATTATTACCTGATATATTATTATATCCTGATTTATAACCTATTAATGAATTAAAATTACCACTTTCATTAAAATATAAACATTCTTCCCCTATTGCAACATTACAATTACCAATTGTATTTGTATATAAATTATCTGCACCAATACCTACATTATTATTACCAGTTGTATTATTATAACCGCTTCTATGTCCAATAAATACATTTAAATAACCTACATTTTTATTTTCTGAGTCTGCTGAACCTGCTTGATAACCAATAAATACATTATCAGTTGCACCTATACCAATAAATTGTCCACATTGATAACCAATTGCTACGTTTCTATCAGATAAATTATATATATCACTATCTAATGAATTATATTTTTTACTATCAGCACCTCTTAAACATTCGTGTCCTATTGCAACATTATATTGAGAACTCCTATTTAAAAAAAGACATTCATAACCAACAGCAACATTGTAACCTTCTCTTTCATTAAAATATGTTTGTGAACGCCATCCTACCTGAAATATTCCGGTCTTGTCCTGTACCCAATTCAACATATCTTAAAATATCAGAAGCTCCTCCAAATTGTCCTCCTGAAGGAGTTATTGAATTTGTATTTTTTGTTGTAAAAACCATTTAATATTATTATTTTTTTTAAATAAAATAAATATTATAATTTATATTTATTTTAAATATTTTAATTTAATTATAAAAAATATTAACTTAATAAAAAAGTATTTAAAGATTATATTATAATATATATTTGTGTATAATATGTACATCCGCTTCCTTAGCTCAGTTGGTTAGAGCATTCGACTGTTAATCGAGAGGTCACCGGTTCAATCCCGGTAGGAAGCGTATTGTCATTTTTGACAATAACCCATAAATCTCGCGATAGCTCAGTGGTAGAGCAATGGATTGTAGTAGGTCATTTTCAAACCTCCATCGGTCACTGGTTCGAATCCGGTTCGCGAGATTTTATGAGTTATTTGTGATTTATTTAAATAATTTATTTTTATATTTAATATTGGTATAGCCCTCTTGGCGCAATTGGTAGCGCGTAAGACTTCTAATCTTGAGGTTGTGGGTTCGATCCCCACAGGGGGTGCTTTACCAATATTAATATTTTGTTTTAATTATTTTTTTTAATTATTTTGTTTTTTGCATTATTAATGTTAAAATATACATCATACATATATTTTGAATGTGATTCTATATTTTTTGAACAATTTGTGATAGTTTCTTGAAAAATATAGCATAAATCAAGATTATTTAATAAATCTAAGAATATATTTCGGGTACATTTATAGATGTAATAATATTTTGTGTGTTTATTATCGTGTAATGAGTGAAATTTTTTAAAAAAATTAATATTTGGATAATGTTTGTTAATATTTTTGTTACAATTAAAATTATTTCTATTAAAGATATAGATAATATTTTGTAAATTATAAATTAAACAATATAATTCATTAAAACATAAATCAAAAGTTTTTTTGTCTATAAGACAAGAATCTATTATTTTAAAACTACTAAGTATAATATTTTTTTCAAAAAATGTTTTAGTTTTAACTAATTCGAATCTTTTTTTAGAATCACTTTTGGTTTATATCTGTTGATATATAATTTATAATATCTAATACTTCTTCTTTAGATTTTGCTTCATATACTTTTACAGAAAAATTAGAATTACCAGAATTATCACACATTTTATATAAATTCTTTTATTAAAATATTATCTGTTTACTCGAATTTTATAATCTAATTAAATAAAAATCAAATTTTAATAGATATTAATAAAAAATTGATTTTATTTAAAAAATGATTATAATAATATAATAATGATAAACAAATAATGTTTGATAAAATTGCTACAATTGTATTAACAGTTTCTAATTTAGAATATTTTTTTAATAATTTACGTGATATATTTTTAATTTTAGGATATTTATTATTTAAAATATATAAATTTGATATAACTGATAGTAGTAAAGCAAATATTATTAAGAATAAAATAATTAAAGATGAATATAGTATTAAACTTAATTTAGATAATAATGATAAACCTGTTGGATTAATAATTGGTTATAGATATATAAGTATAAAAAAATTTATTGATGTTAAAAATATACTATCCAGTTTATTTTTGTAAAATTAATACTTCAAGTTTTTTAGATACTAAAATTATTTTAATATCCACTAAATATTATAAAAATTATTTAATTAGTTACGATAATCCTTTAGAAAATTATATTGATAAATCTTTAGATGATGAAAAAATAAATGAAAAATGAAATTAATTATTATCAAAGAAATAATGTTTATGGTAATATTGATTATTTTATTACTAAAATTATATTAAAAAATACAAATTCAAATAATTCTCAAAAATATATTTTAGAAACAATTATTAATTTTTATAAGATTAATAATAATGGAGTATTTTATATTTATGGAGATATTGGTGTTGGTAAAACTTATATATCCTATCTATTAACTCATAAATTAAAAGGTAGTCTATGTGATACTTTCAATCCTACAGAACCTAGTGATTATTTTCATAATTTATATACAATTATTAATCCAACTTTTAATAATCCACTTATAATATTATTAGATGAATTTGATATTATTGTAAGCGATATACATCAAAATAATATAAAAAAACATAAATTTTATTCTATAGAAATTAATAGTAAAACAAGTTGGAATAAATTTTTTGATAAATTTGATTATGGACATTATCCTTATGTTATTATATTATTATGTTCTAATAAAGACCCAGAATATTTTAATAAATTAGATAAATCATATATTAGAAATGGACGTATTAACAATATATTTAATTTAGTTAAATATAAATCTATTTAATTTATATATTCTATCAATTATGAATATATTCTATTTATATAAAAATTTGATTTATTAAGAAGATATATTTATAGGATATATATATATATATATATCTGTTACTAATAATTTAATGATGGAATTGATAAAAAAAAAAAATATAGATATATTATCAGAGAGTAGATATACTGATGTATATGTAGATATACCTAATAATGTTGTTTATAAATATTTTAATGCTAAGACAAGATTTGATAGAGAAATATATTTTATGAATTTAATAGATAAAAATGATAATTTAAAAAATACAAACAATTTTATAAAATATAATAAATATGACAAAGAAAAAAAAATGATAATTTTGCCATATATTAAATACAATCTTGAAAAACTAATCAGAAAAATAGAGATTATAGAAAATAATTATAAAATTGATAAAAATAAATTAATTAAAAAAAATAATAGATTGTATGAAACAACTTGCATAACTAATAATATAATACATAATGATTTTCGTTTAAAAAATATACAAATGGACGAAAATTTTAATTTAATAATGATAGATTTTGAGAACAGCAAAGAAATTAATAAATTAAAACTAGAAGGAAAAAAATAAATTACTTAAACAAGAATTAAATTTATTAAAATTTATAATTATACAGATTGTTTATAATCTTAATTACAAAGATGCTGAAAGATTCTACAAAAAAGAAAATTTTTATTTAAATAAATTTAATAATGATTATCCTCAATTAAAAAGATTTATTTAAATTGAAATCAATATAATTTAGATAATTTACATAATTTTTTTCAAAATAATATTTTAATTAAATAAAATTAAATGAATTCTTTAAATACTCTTGGTTCATCATTTACGACATCACCTCAACCTCCTAAACCTTATTTTGAATTTAGAACAAAAATTGTAATGATATGTATTGCTTTATTATATCTAATATCTTTAATATTTTTAATTATTAAAAATAAAATAAAAATAAAAAAAATAAAAATAAAAAAAATAAAAATAATACTCTAGGTATTATTATTTTTAGTATTATTAGTATTTTATCAACAATTTTATTTGTTATTTTTCCTTTAAATTGTATGATAAAAGGTGAACAAGAAGGAGGTACTATATGTACTATAATAATTGGCTTTATTGTTAGTATATATGTATTTGTATCTGTTATATTACTTATTTTGGTATTAGGAGGTTTTTTTTCAACTAGAAAAAATTAACTTATTATATTTTTATATTAATTTAAAATATTTAATTTAAAATATTTAATTTAAAATATTTAATTTAAAATATTTAATTTAAAATATTTATTTTAAAATAATAATCTTTATTTTATTTAAATAATGATGGGTAAAAACTTGAATAAATATTTTTCTTTACAGGCAAAAGTTGCTATAGTTGGTTATTTAATTTTAATTGGTGCCATTTTAGTTCCATTACCTGAACCACACCTTAAAAATAATGATATGAAAAAACCATATAATTTAGGAGAACGTCTCGTTTCTATTCTTGGATTATTAGTACCAATGATAATTAGTATATATACTATTAACTGTATGGTGAAAAGGTAGTTCTAAGGGTGGTATGTCTTGTACTGTATTAGCATGGTTAAATAGTATATCTGTTCTTGTTTGGGCCTCTTTAGTTTTAATTTTAACTTTACTTTTATTAAATAATGGTTCAAATAATGTAAATATTGAACAAGTACAGCGAATATGGAGATAATAGTTTATATGGTATTGTAAATAATAATTTAACAAATATTAAAACAAGAATGTTACAACATATAGAAGATAATTAATTAAAATTTAATATAAATTAATCATTTTTTTATAAATTATATATAATATAATTTATATAAAATAATAATAAAAAAAAATTTGAAAAGTTTTAATTATATGTTTAAATTTTTTATTATTAAAATAATAGATTATTAAATATGAATAATGATTCTAATAATAATAATAATAATAATGATAATAATAGATAATAATGAAATTAGTTTACAGAATTTAAATTAGATAATGAAATTAGTTTAGCAGAATTTAAATTTAGATAATAATATAATAATAGTTATGAATTAATAGAGGAGTATTCTAATAATAAAATAATTATTGATGAAGAAACACCATTATTATTTATTGATTTATCATATTATATTTTTTCATAGATTTTATGCTTTAGTTAGTTGGTATAAAAAAGCACATCCTGATGAAGAATTAGATATAAGTGATATAATGAATAATAAAATATTTATAGAAAAATTTAAGAAATTGTTTAAAGAAAATTTAAAAAAAATAAAGAAAAAATACAAGATTGAAAATAGTAAAGTGATATTTGCAAAAGACTGTAGAAGAAATCAAATATGGAGAAATGAATTTTATGAAGAATATAAAAAAACACGTGATGACAAAAACATAAATTTTAATAAAGACATATTTTTGTATGTTTATAATGATATTTTACCTGAATTACTTAATGATAATACCGATATTCATTCTATATATTCTGTATCTAAAGCAGAAGCAGATGATATTATCGCAGTTATGAAAAATACAATTAGAGAAAAATATTCTAATTTACCTATTTATATTATTACAAATGACCACGACTATTTACAATTAGCAGATTATTATACTCATATCTATAATTTAAAAAATTATGATTTAAAGAAAAAAGGAAAAGGCTTGCCCTGAATTAGACCTCGGATTTAAAATTATTAAAGGTGATATTAGTGATAATATTAAAGCAGTGTTTACAAAAAGAATTCACTAATAAACTTATATATGAAATGATATATGATGAACAAAAATTAAACAATCAAATTAATAGTGAAGGTGCAGAATGTCGTAAAAGATATGAAAGAAACCGTTTATTAATTGATTTTAAAAAAATACCACAGAATATACAAAACATTATTAAAAGTTTTTTAATTTTTAATAATTAATTTATTTTATAACATTTGAATTTAATTCGTTTATTAAAATATTTATAATAAAAAAAATTGATTTAAAAATTTATTTAAAATTAAATTTTTTATTTAATTTAGTGAAAGAATTAATTTTGATGTAATAATAATTCTATAATTTTAAAATGAGTGATGTATTATCTGATATTAATTTTGATTTAATTTATGAAGAATGCAAAGATTTATTTAATGATTCATCTAATAATAATAAAGAAAATTTTGATAATAAAGAAAATGGAATTTGTATAAATAATAATTGTGATGGAAAAACAGATGATTTTATTTTGGATGATAATAATTATATTTGTAAAAAATGTTACACGGTTCAAGGAAAATTTATAGATTCTCAAGCAGAATGGAGATTTTATGGACACGAAGATACAAAATCTTCTGACCCAACTAGGTGTGGTATGCCTACTAATACATTATTGCCTGAATTATCTTTAGGTTCAGTTATAGGTAATGATTTTGGTAATAAAAACTCTTATAAAATGTATCAATTAAGAAAATACCAAAATTGGAATTCTACTACATACAAAGAACGTTCATTATTCAACATAATTGATAATATTTCTTTACAAGCAAAAAATAGTGGATTATCACCTTCTATAATTAATCAGGCTAATGTATTATACAAAGAATTATCTGAAAAAAAAATTACACGTGGTAGTAATAGAAATGGTTTAATTGCAAGCAGTGTTTATATGAGTTGTAAAATGAATAATGTACCAAGAAGTGCTAGAGAAATTGCTAAAATATTTAATATAGACATTAGTACAATGACAAAAGGATGTAAAGATTTTCATAATATTATGAAAACAAATATTGATTGTACAAAAACAGAAGATTTTATTCTTCGTTATTGTTCTAATTTAGAAATACAAGATAAATATGTTCAATTATGTTTAATCATTGTTGAAAATACTGAAAAATATTCTATTATTAGTGAAAGTGCACCACCTTCAATCGCATCTGGTATTATTTATTTAGTTTCAATATTATGTAAATTTCAATTAGATAAAAAACAAATTTCAAAGAAATGTGATATAAGCGAGGTTACGATTAATAAATGTTTTAAGAAATTAAAATTATATATTGATTATTTAATTGATGAAGATATTAAAATAAAATATAATATTGATTTTAAAAATATTAATTAATTTTTTTTCTATAAAAATATTTTATTTAAAAATATTTTTAGTTATTTAGTTTTTATATATTTAGTTTTTATATATTTAGTTTTTATATATTTAGTTTTTATATCAGGACAAAAATTACAATCATTCCCACAGCATTCTTTTGCTTTTTCATCATATTTACTAGATAACTTACATTTTTTACATTCTTTTTCACAGCAACCTACTAAATATTCTATATTTATACTTTGTGGGGTATATTCTATTATCATTGGTTGGTTGTATTCAATAAAATTATAAAAATTTTTTTTATTTTGTGTTTGATATCTTTTAAATATATGAAACAAATTTGTTTTATTAAAATTGTTTGGAGTAATATTTAAAACTCTTGAAAAAAACATTTTATTCTTATTATATTTTAATTAATTAAATTTTAATTCAAATTTTATTAAATTTTATTAAATTTTATTAAATTTAATAAAATAATTAAATAAAATAATTAAATAAAAAAATATTTTAAGAATAAATTTAAGTTGATATTAAAATATAATTATATTAAAGATTTTATTTTAATTATATTATTTTTAGATAAATTTGTGATTATATCTATAATAAATCCACCTTTTCCATCATAGGGTTCAAATACTTTATTTTTAGATTTCCAAAACTCCAAAGGTATCTTATCCATCATCTCCTGTCTTAATTTGTAGGGAGTGGATACCTCTGCATTACTCTTTTTTTCAAGTTCTTGTGGTATTAAGTACTTATCTATAAGTTTTGAGAGTTCTTTTAAATTAGAGGATTTACTAAGTAACTCTTTTACAGTTCTAATAATTTGATTAGTGTTTTTGTCATTTTTTCATATTATATTTTTAATTAATAGTTTTATCTTTAATTAAAAATATTTACAAAAACTCCTTCCAAAAATCTTTTTTGAAATAAGTAAATAACTTCCAATCTATTCTAAAGTTACCCCACATACACGAATTTAAAATAATTTTAAAATTTTCACACATTAAAGCTTTCTTAATGTTTTCACCTTCTTTTTTATCACTGATTACAATACCTATCGCACCCTGAGTCATACCATATCTACCTTCAATATCTACTATAACATGATTAATGCCAGCCTCTCCAAATATTACTTTTGATACTCCAAAATGCCCTTTATTGTTGATTTTTGAATATTTTGTATCTTATATTAATTTTAGGTGTTGAATGTATCAACGGATATTTATATTCATTATCTTGTTTATCACTAACATAGTTTCTTGTAGCATGATATGAACTATCCATTATAACTTTTAAATTATTATCACCTTTATTATCTATTAATTTAATAACATTCTTAATATTATAGTTAGGTAACCATTCTAATTTATTCAAATTAATTTGTATCATGTTATTTTTTTCATCTCTTACTAAACTTATATTACTATCACTATTCTTATTTTTTTTATTAAATACCAATCATATTTAGTTCCACATTTAAATGTTTTTTTGTCCATCCTTAATATCATGCATAGATAAATATATCATTTCATTATCTTTGCACATTAATTTATATAATCCATTTAATTGAGATTTTTTATAACATGTTTTTCTCCATCCTGGAGGATGAACATATATTAGATAACCATTGTTTTTTACAAATTTATTTAATGATACTTTAGTAAATTCTTGCCATATAGTATTACCTGTTCCTGTATTTCCACTTAAATTATAAGGTGGATTACCTATAACAGCATCAAAACCTTCAATATCCCACTTCTCTTTAATATCTAATTCTAATGTATTACCTTCATTGTAGTTTAATTTATACTCATTATAAGGGTCTATCAATAATTTACAGATAAATATATTTGTATAATTAATATCACTGAAATACAAGCACTCTTCTACAATTTTTTTATATCTTTCTTTTTCATCAGGAATAACTTTTTCAAGACCATTCATAAATCTATCAATTATATCTATAATAAATCCACCTTTTCCAGCACAGGGTTCAAATACTTTCTTTATAGATGTCCAGAATTCAACAGGTATTTTATCCAACATTTCTTGTCTTAACTTGAATGGTGTAGAAACTTCGGCATTATTTTTCTTTTCAAGTTCTTGTGGGATTAAATACTTGTCAATCAATTTAGATAGTACTCTACTATTATCAATATTTTTCATAAATTGTTCTTTCAATATTTTAATAATTCTTTCTTGTTCATCCTTCTTCATATATTTTTTATATATATTAATTAATAAATTAATTGAACTTAAATCAACTGATTCACCCCACGAAATTTTAGTTTGGGTAATTAGGATATTACACATTTTTTCATCCTTTTTAATTAATTTAAACATTCCTAAAAATGATGTTTCTTCATAGTAAATTGTTAATAAACACATAAGAGGAATAATATGTATTAAAATAAATATAATAGTGTTTATTTGTTTTTCTTCTTTTATATCTTCATCTTTAATATTTATTTTATTTTTTTCAATACCCTCTTTAATCTTTTCTTTATCATTTTTCTCCGAAGGTTTATTTATTTTTTTTGTTTTTGTAGGTGTTATATTACGAAATTTAATATTTAATTTTTTTGTTCTTCTTTCGTAATTTTTAGATCATAAAGATAAATATAAAGACGATTTATTGAATAATCAATTTTATCAGTATTATACAAATATAAATCATATATATTTTCACATAAAGCATTAATTTTTGAATCACCATTATTTCCGAAAAAACTCATCCAATGATCACCATTTAAATTAATAAGTCTTTCTTGTAGAATAATTTTTACAGCTTCTCTTGGATTAATATCAGGTTTTATCAATAAAGCATACTTCATTAAAGAAGTTTCTATTACTCTATGAATATTCAAATCTATCACAAAACCACACTTTTTATTCTCTCCTTCTGTCATACAACGAAACATCATCTGATAAATAATATCATATGCTTTATTATTATTTAGTAATAATACTATATCACAATTATCAATTGATACTCCGAGACTACATTGTTTTCCACTTAATACTAATACTCCTTTTTTTCCACTATTTCTTGCTATGATACGAGCTTCTTCTATTTTTTTTTTTGGATTATTTGTAGTTTTACCATTAATACTAATAATTTCATAGTCTGGAATAACATTATTTTTTTTCAAAAGTTTTATAGTTGCTTTTGAAATTTGATTAATATTATTTTGAGGTAAGAACGCCATAATAATCATTGGTTCATTTTCAAAATCTCCTTCTCCAATTAATCGTGAATTTATTATTGAGTTTTTACATATTTTTTCAATCCTCTTCATAAATACACTATTATCTGGATAATCTTTATCAGGAATTCCTAATTTATTTCTTTTTCCAAAAATTCTATACCATAATTTTAAATTTTCTTTTTCATTTTGAAACTCTTCCTCCATTTCTATTTTAGATTCATCTACAATAAATCCTTGTTTAAGAATGAAACAAGCATTAGGGGACCATCCATAATCATTATCTTTTGTATCATTTATTATATCAGTTACAACACTTGGATTAATCTCGTCTGTTAATAACCATAATTCTGGATATTTTGAATATTCATTAATTATATTATCTTGAGAATACTTTGAAATAATATCTTTAATACAATTACCATGTTTTTCAACTAGTCTATTTTTACTTTCTTCATGTATTATATTTTTACAAAGTTTTATATCTTCTAAATCCCATAAAATCCAACAATTCTTTGGAATATTATAATCATTTATTGGTTTAAAATATGTTGCTGTAATTTGAACTGTACAAACATCTCTTCCATAAATATCTAACGTTTTTTGAGCTAAAATCGTAGAACCTCCATTATGACTTTCATCAACAAATCTCATATCAAAAAACATCTTCTTTAACCATCCTATACTTTTTGTTTTTTCCTCAATATATTTATTTTTATCGTATTTTTTATCTATCTTTGTTTGTAAAAATTGTTTAGAACAAATTATAATATTTTTTTTGGTTAATTCAGGTTTTTTATTTCTACCATTCAATACAATAATATTAAAATCTTTTAATTGAGTACAATCAAATACTTTTTTTTGTTGTATTATTGTTTCATTTGGTGCTGTTGTTATTACCAAATAATTACATTCATCTTTATTCTTACTATCTTCAATAATACAACCTCCTATTATATAACTTTTTCCACTTCTTTGGATATGACCCCATAGAATATTTTTATTTCCAGAATTCTTCATCTCAATTGTTTTAAACACACCTAGATGTTGATGCATTTTTAAACATAATGTAGTTTTATTTGAATTAATAATATTATCAATTCGGAATATCTCCATAAAATTTTTTGAATTGATGGTATGCTTGGTTTAAGTCATTCCAGTCAATAAAAATTGTTGTTTTTCTTTGATATATTTCTTGAAGAATATCATTACTACCTTCACAATTTTTTGCTTTTTTTTTTAATACTTTTTCATCTTTTGTACAAAAACAAAATGCACGTTCATAGTCAGAATATTTATAAGTACCTATATTATCTATTTCATGTGTATCATATTTCTTAACAGATTCATATTTAGGATTACTTTTACATTTTGAAGAAATAATAAGTATTTTTTTATCATTTTCTTTATGAATCATTGTTAAATCACTCGCATCTCCTTTATCTTTTAATATAGTTGGAGTATCTTCTTCATTATAAAATATATCTTTTATTGTACTAATTTTTGTTATCGTTTTCTTATTGTAATTACCTTTACAAATATCATATGATTTTAATTTATCTATTAATTGAAGACCTGCAAATAATCTTAATAGAGATTCTTGTTTTTCTTTACCGTCCCAATTATTTTCTAACCACAATATAATATTATTTTCTTCATATGATTGAAGTAATTTATAAAGGTCTATGAAAGTTGCTCTTTTTTTTATTTTAATATCATTTTTATCTGACATATTTTTTTATTAAATATATTACTATGAGTATAACGTTTATAATACAATTAATATATAGTAAATTTATCGTGTCATTCAAATTTTATATATATATATATACTCTGTATAAATGATATAATTAATTATAATGATATTATTACAAAAAATAATTTTTATTAAAATATTTTTTACACACTCTCTCTCTGTTTTAGGGTTGTATGACTTTTTTATAAATTTTACTTAAAAGTCATATATTTGGATTAAATAGTCATATAAAAAATAAAAAGTCATACAAAAAAATTAAATATATATATTTATGTCATACAAAATGATAAAATTATCATACAATTTAAAAATATAAAATAAATTATTATTTTAATATTAGATAAAAAGTCTTTATTATATTTTTACACACTCTCTCTCTGTTTTAGGAATGGAATACTTTTAACTCAATACTGGTAATAGGTATTACAAAATGGGTTATTAGTATTCCAAATTACTTAAAGATAAAAATATTAAAATATATAAATGGACCAAAAAGGGCAAAGAGTAGTCTATTCTGATATAAAAGTAATACAATGTGAAAGATGTAGTAAAGAATTTACTAGATTAACTCATCTAAGAAGACATTTTCATAATAAAAAAATATGTAAACCAATTTTAAATGATATATCTATAGAAGAATTAAAAGAAAAATATAAAGTTAAAAAAGGATGTTATAAATGTGATAATTGTGGAAAAGAATATAAATCAAAAAGTGGTAAATGTAAACATAAAAAAAAATGTTCAGTAAATCCTATTATTATTGAGAAAAAAAACTATTAATATACTTGAAAATGAATTAGAAAAAAAAGATATTCTTTTAGATAAAGAAGTAATAAAAAGAAAGGAATTAGAAAAACAAGTAGAACAATTAATATTAGAAAAAGCACAATTACAAGAAGCTCACGCTAAGGTTATTAATAATGATCATAGTAATACAAATAATATTACAACTATTGGAAGAGACCAAAATATAATTATTGTAAATAATTTTGGTGAAGAAAACATAGAATATTTATTAAAAGATGAAAATTTTATTAAAAAATGTATTGAAAACCCCGTTAATTCTATCTCTAAATATTTAGAAAATGTACATTTTAATAAAGAACATCCTGAAAATAGAAACATTAAAATAACCAATCTATTAGGACCCTATATGGACTATATTAAAGAAGGTAAATGGAACAAAATAGAAAAAAATATATTAATACCAAATCTAATAGATAAAAGTATTGACACCATTGATAATATCATCGACTACAACGATGACACCAGCAGTGACGAAGATGATAATAGTGATAATGAAGACGATGAAGATAAATTAGATAATTGGTATGACTATAGATATGATATTAAAAAAGAACCAAAATTAAAAGAAAAAGTATACAAAAAAGTTAATAGAAAAGTTTATAATGAATCACAAAATGAAATAACTAATTAAAAAATTTAAATTAATAAATTTTTAACATTAAATAATTTAGTAAATATATATTCAATTAATATAAATGTTAATAAACCAAACAAATAACCAAATATAACCTGTTGTACTGTATGACAATTTAATTGTACCCTTGTAAAAGGTATATATAAAGAATATAAAATTAAAATTAATGAAATAATTGTAATAGGTTTTTTAATATTAATATAAAAATTATTAATAATTAAATTAATTTTATTTTTTAATAAAATATCATTATTTTCATAATCAAAATTGGATGTTAGTTTAAAATGTAATAAAATTATAAACATAGCAAAATATCCAGCGGTTTGCGAGTGTCCACTAGGAAACCCATATGATGTAGCTAATTTTGTTACAATATTTTTATTAAAAAAATTATCTCTAAAATTAGAACAATTTGTAGCTCCATCCGGTCTTATACCTCTACCTGTTATTTTTTTTAATAATTTAATTAATAAATTATCTTCTGGTTTTGGCAAACCATCTCCTATTATATTTTTAAATATACCATATTTCAATATATCATTCATTATTTTATTCATCAAAAATTTTACTATATATATTAATGGTAATTTATAATTAATAGTAAATATTGTCACTAATATTAAGATTATTATATTAGAGACTCTTTTGAAATCATTAAAATTAATATTCTCTTCTGTATTTAATTCATTAACTACACTGTCTCTTGTATTACTGTTCATTTTAATTAATTAAAATTAAATAAAAAAAAATAATAAAAAAATAAATGATTTGTTTAAAAAGTTGTGCAGTAGGTTTAGTATTTATTTTTGCAACAATATTTATGACATTAATAATAGATAAACAAAAAATTTTTAAAGATTATGTTAATTCATTAAATAAAGAACAATTAAATAAATATAATAATATTGTAAATGAAAGAAAGAATATATCATTAAATGGTTATTTATTAGGTTTATTATTATCACTAGTATTTATAGTATTTAATTATAATTTGAAAAAAATAAATAAAGGTTTAGTAATTTGTTTAACATCATCTATAATGTTTTTAACTCATTATTTTTATTATATATTATCTCCAAAAACCGACTGGATGGTATTACATTTAGATGATAAACAAAGAATAGAATGGTTAAAAGTTTATAGAACAATGCAATTTTCATATCATTATAGTTTATTAATAGGTGTTTTATCAGTAATGATAATTTCTTCAGCGTTTAAATGTTAATGCGTAAAAAAAAATAAATAAATTTGCGTTAATAAATTATTTAAAGTTTCTCTTAAATTTTTAATAAAATGGATTTATTACCAAATATACCTGACGTAAATAATAGTTATCAACCAGAATTAAATGTAAATAATGGTGGAGGTATGATGAATAATAATGAGGAGGTACCGGATGATGGTTTAGATTTAATATTGAATAATAAAAAAATGAAAAGTCCTTTATTTAATTCATCTAATATAAATATGGATAATGTATCGGATATTTCTAGTTTGAATGAAAATGATAATAATGGTTTTAATAATAATACAGAAAATATAAATCATAATGTAAATATTTTTTCAGATAATTCATCAGAAGACAATGATGATTTTAATGTAAATAATAATAATTTTATGAATGAAAATAATATAAATGATGATGTAGAAAAGGAAAGAGTAAATGAAAAGAACGATACACAATTTAATAGAAATAATTTTTATAAAAGTGGTCCAACACAAGAAGAAATAATGAATATGAAAAGAGATATTTTGTATCAATTTGATAGATTAGAAAAGAAGGGCGTTAAATTACCGAAGAAATATACACTCCATTCAGATTTAGACGAGATGCGTGCAGATTTACAAAAGATAGAAAGAGATAGAACTACAGATGCGAGTGTTAAATTTCAAAGAAAAGCATTAATAGCGTGTGTAACAGGTATAGAGTTTTTAAATTCAAAGTTTGACCCTATAAATGCAAGATTAGACGGATGGTCAGATAATGTACACGAAAATATAAATGATTATGATGATATATTTGAAGAATTACACGAAAAATATAAGGGTTCTGGTAAGATGGCACCTGAACTTAGACTTTTAATGAGTTTAGCAGGTAGTGCATTTATGTTCCATTTAACAAATACAATGTTTAAGTCTTCTTTACCAGGTTTAGACCAAGTAATGAAACAAAATCCTGATTTAATGAGACAATTTGCTGGAGCAACTGCTAAAACGATGGCAGATAATGGTAATGACCAGACGGGTTTAGCAGGTATGTTCTCAAATATGTTTAATCAAGGTGGAGGTGGAGGCGGTGGAGGTGGTGGTCAAATGCCACAACAAGGACAACAACAAATGAAACAACCAGATAATATAGATAGTTTATTGAATGAATTGAATAATGATGATAATATTGAAACATTTAGTGCTATAACAGGTTCGGATATAACAGAAAATATAGATGCAGATAGTTTAACAGAAATGTTAGTAAATAATGGTGGTAAAACTACTTTAAATCTTTAAAATAATATTAAAAAAAATTAAAAAATTGAAATAAAAAATAAAAATTTGAAATAAGAATATTATATAAAAAATAAATAAATATTATTTTTAAATAATGAATAATGATATAATAGATAATTTGAATAAGTTATCAATAAATAAAGAAAAAGATAAAAGATTGGATATAGAAAAGATAAATAAAAATGTGATTAAGAAACCATTTTTAAAATGGGTAGGTGGTAAGAGTCAAATATTATTAGATGTACTTAAATATTTTCCAGAAAATATAAATAATTATCACGAACCTTTTTTGGGGGGTGGTAGTATTTTATTAGCGGTTTTATCTTTACAAAAAGAAAATTTGATAAAAATAAAAGAAAAAATATATGCATATGATATAAATAAAAATTTAATTGATTTATTTAATAATGTAAAAAATAATCCTAATGAATTATTAAATAAAATTAATAATTATAAAGAAAAATATAATAGTATAAATGATACTTTAGTTATAAGAAAACCTAATAATATAGAAGAATCACTAACATCAAAAGAGAGTTATTATTATTGGTTAAGAAAAAAATTTAATGATATGGATAAAAATAAAGAAAGTCTTGAAGCGTCTGCTTTGTTTTTATTTTTAAATAAAACCTGTTTTAGAGGTATTTATAGAGAGGGTCCGAATGGATTTAATGTACCTTTTGGAAATTATAAGAATTTAAATATAATAGATGAAAATAATTTAATAAAAATAAGTGAATTGATAAAAGAAGTAATATTTGAATGTAAAGATTATTCTGAGATATTTAAAAATGTGATGAAAGATGATTTTATATATTTTGACCCACCATATGTTAAAATTAATAATAAATCTTTTGTAAATTACACTCATAATGGATTTTCAAAAGAAAATCATGATAATTTATTTAGTAAAATAAAAAATTTAAATGATAATGTAAAGTTTTTGTTAAGTAATTCAAAAGTTGATTATGTATTAGAAGTATTTAAAGAATATAAATATGAGTCAATAGAAGCGAAGCGTTTAATAAATTCAAAAAATCCAAAATCAAAAACAATAGAAGTGCTTATTTATAATTAATGATAAAGTTAATAATATTATTTTTATAATTAATATCAGAGCCCCAAAAAAAGGGTATATTATATTTTTTAAGATATTTTAATTCAACTTTAGTATTTGTTTTGTACCAATCAGATAAACATAAAATATAAATAATTTTATAATTATAAATAATTTCATTTAAATGTTCTTTTTTGAACATAACAGTTTGTATTTTTTCACAAACAGAACCAGATTTATTTTGAAATTTTTTTTCAATCCAAAAAATTAATTTTTTATTTTCGTTAATAAAACATTCATCAGGTTTTTTACAACCGTGTGCGATATTTTTTTTATCAACTTGTATTTTTGTATTAATATATTTAAAAAAATCAGCTTGTTTAGTATAAATAAAAGTTAAATCATTAAATTTATTAATTTTTTTAAAAAGTTTTTCTTCAATGATATCATATAAGATATAGAATTGGTCATATTCGATATTAAATTTTATTAAAGTATAAAAATTATAAGTATCTAAAATAGTAAATTTATTTTCTAAACTAGTTATTTTTTCATAATTTAATCCATTAAAATTAGTATTTTTGCCACCTCCATAAGATTTTTTTTTATTTTGAATTTTTAAATTTTTAAAATTATTACAAATATCATTTATATTATCTAATTTATCCTATCTATCATTTAAATTTTTAATTTATAAATATTATAAATTAATTTAAAAAAATCAAATTTTTATATAATAACTATTATATAATAATTTTTTATAATACTAATTGTATAATATAGTAAAATACTATATAATTTATGCACCACAGCTGAGACATTCATCGGGTTCTTCTGGTAGTGTTGTTTTAACTCTTTTAACATTTGATTTAGATTTTTTTGGGTCAATTGTAAATTGTTGTGTAGTTGCTTTGGGTTTTGTTCTTAAATAATACATTCCAGTTTTTAATCCTTTTTGCCAAGCATAGAAATGCATTTTAGTAAGAATATTTGGGGTTGGTTGAGAAATAAATAAATTCATAGATTGTGTTTGGTCTACAAAAACCCCTCTATCAGCAGCCATATCAATGACGTCTTTTTGTTTTATTTCCCATACTGTTTTGTATAATTCTTTAATATCATCTGGTATTTCTTCTATATTTTGTATAGAACCTTCACTAATCATAATTTTTTCTTTAATATCTTTATTCCATAGATTAATTTTGATTAAATCATTAATTAAGAATTTATTAATTAATATAAATTCGCCTGCTAATGTTTTTCTTTTATATATATTTGATGTTATAGCTTCAAATGCTTCATTATTTCCCATAATTTGAGAGGTTGATGCAGTAGGCATAGGTGCAACTAATAAACTATTACGAACACCATTATTTAATATTTCAGTTTTTAATTTGTTCCAGTCATATCTGTTAGTAACAGGTGATTTTTGCCATAAATCAAATTGAAAAAATCCTTGACTGAGAGGGCTACCCATAAAAGTAGAATATGCACCTATATAATTACCATCTAATTTTTCTTTTTCATCTTTATAAAAATTAATAAATTTTTTGTTTTTTTTAATTTTATCAATAGATTGAGTATACCATATATTATATTCTTCTTGACTGTTAAATGTTGATATATGTTTTGTTAAAATTTCACTTTCTAATAATTTAATTTCATTATAAGCAATTTTTCTTTTTTTGCTTAATTCCATAGAGCTTTCTAATGAACCATGATATATACATTCAAAAATTTCTTTATTTAATTGTTTTGCTTTATCTGATGTAAAAGGATATCTCATTTTAAAGAAGGTGTCTGCTAAACCTTGTACACCAATACCGATAGGTCTATGTTTCATATTTGAATTATATGCTTTATCAACAGGATAAAAGTTTTTATCAATAATTTTATTTAAGTTTTTTGTAATAATTTTAACAATTTTGTGTAATTTTTCAAAGTTATAGAATGGTTCTCCTTGTTCGTTGTTTTCTACGAACATTGGAAGACATATAGATGCTAGATTGCATACAGCGATTTCTTCAGGTGAAGTAAATTCTAATATTTCACAACATAAATTACTAGATTTAATAGTTCCAATATTTTTTTGATTACTTTTAATATTAACGGCATCTTTATAAAGCATATATGGTGTACCAGTTTCAATTTGTGCTTCAAGTATTTTAAACCATATTTTTTGTGCATCAACTTGTTTTAAATATTTACCTTCTTTTTCATAAGATTCATATAATTTTTCAAAATCATCCCCGTATGCAGTAGAAAGTCCTTTACAAATATCGGGACACATTAAAGACCATTTTTCATTGTTTTTAACTCTTTTCATAAATAAGTCAGGTATCCATAATGCATAGAACAAATCACGTGCTCTTTCTTCTTCAGCACCGTGATTTTTACGTAAATCTAACCATTCCATAATATCACCGTGCCATGGTTCTATATAAATTGCAATAGAACCAAGACGTTTAGAACTTTGATTAACATATCTTGCAGTTGCATTATAAACTCTTAGCATTGGTATAATACCATCGGTTGAACCATTGGTACCACGTATAACACTATTTTTAGAACGTATATCGTGTACATTGAGTCCTATACCTCCAGCATATTTAGATATTTGAGCACAATCAGTAAGATTTTCATATATACCTTTTATAGAATCTTCAACATCAAGAAGAAAACAGGATGACATTTGAGGTCTTCTTGTTCCTGCATTAAACAGAGTTGGTGATGCGTGAGTAAAAAATTTTTGAGAAAGATAATCATATGTTTCAAGAGCATCTTTAATATCATATCCGTGTATGCCTATAGCAACACGCATCCACATATGCTGTGGCCTTTCGAGTATTTTATCATTTTTGCGTAGAAGATATGCTCTTTCTAATGTTTTAAATCCAAAATAATCAATTAAAAAATCTCTTTCATAATCAATATAAGAATTAAGTTTTACTTTGTTTTCTTGTACAACATCATATAATTCTTTGGATACTAAAGGATAATGATTATTTTCAAAATCATAATTTTCGTATAATTGATTAATAGTTTCAGAGAATGAAGGAGAAGTTTGTTTTTGATGATTAGATATTATAAGACGAGAACCTAAAATTCCATAATCAGGATGTTCTAAAATCATAGATGAACACAATTGAGCAGCAAAATCATCTAATTCAAATGTTTTAACTCCATCATGAATTCTTGAACATACAGTTTGTGCTATTTCGTGAATATTTACATCTAAATCGTTAGATACTTTCTTTAAACGAAATAAAATTTTATCAAAACTAACTTCTTCTTTATCTCCGTTTCTTTTAATTACGTGCATTTTAACAATTTAATTAATATTATAAATATATTTTATATTTTTTTACTTGTTTTATTTATTTGTTAAATAAAAAAATTAATTAAATTAAATTAATCAAATTTTCTCTATATAATTATTATCTATAAAATTTTAAATAAAAATTTTAAAATAATTTAAAAAATAATTAATTAAAAATTTATTTAAATTATTTAAATAATTTAATTATCATCTATGATAGAGAAGGTATTGATGAAACCGATATTATTAAAATCATTTTTTTTGTTTTGATTAAAATCAATAATTTTTGATTTTTTAGATAATAATATATCTTTTTTATAATCTTCAATATTATCTATATTAGAATAGTATAAAATTTTATCCCATACTTTTTTAACTTGTTGTAATTTTTCTTTTATAAATATTTTATCTTTTTTAACTCGTTGTACTTCATATGTGTCTAATTTCCAATAATTTATTTCGTAATCTATATCTATATCAAACTTTTTAATCTGATTTTTTTTCCAGCTAATCATATCTTCTTCTGTGTCTTTTAAATTACTATATAAATATTTATAATCCATTTTGTCTTCGTCTACATTTTTATAGCAAATTATTATTCCTTTTTCTCTATAATCTTGAGTAAAACTATTTATATTTTCTAATGTTAACTCGTGGTGAGTCCTATCATTTAAAAAATCAATTTCACTATTATATTCAACAAATTTACACTCAAGATAGTCACATTCATCTAAATTACACACATCTAACTGTCCTTGTATTTGATAATAATATTGTTCGGGAATTTTACCGTCTATTTTTCTTTTATATGGACATTTAATTTCTAACATAATACCTAATTCAGAAATTCCGTCTGGTGATGCTCCAAAATAAGTAATATCTTTATTATGATGTTTTAAAAGACCAAACTCATTTACATCAATATAATTTTTTAATTTATATATATTGCAAGCTACATCTTCATATTTAATACCCCATTGCAAAGGAGCAATATATTCTTTTTTGTTATTATTTTTATTTAAATCACTAACGTTTACTAAATTTGTTACTTTTTTAATAATTAAATTTTTTTGTGTTCCAAATTTACCTTTATTAAGTGCTTCAGCCATATCACTTGCAGTAATCATATTTTTTCTTGCTTCATACCATTCAAGACTTCTTTGTTTCATTTGTGGTATTTTTTTGAGTTTTTCTAAAGTATCTATATTTTTCTTTAAAAGTTCTATTCTATCTTCAATGTATTTTAAATTAATATAAATATTATTAATGTATTTCATTACATTATAAATTAAAATTTTATCTTTTTCTTGAATATTATAAATATCAATTTTATTCATTGTTATTATTCTATCTATAATTTGATCATTCATATTTATAAAATTATTTAATAATTAATTACTATACAATTTAATTAATTAATTTATCTTTAAATCCAATTTATTTAAATTATTAATAAAAATAATAAGAAAATTATTTAAAATATTAAATCAAATTTTTTATAATTTTAGATAATTTATAATTTATAATTTTAAATTATTTAAATTATTTACAATCTTGAATAGTATTTATAACTATGATATATAATAATAATTATACCAAAAATAAATAAATTTTGATATGACTCCTTTGATAATTTTTGTTTATACGCTATATACAGTAGCAATGGCATTATACCTATATAATGTAGCAACGCAATCATATTCCAGTAATTTAATTGATAATTTGGAAGATGAACCACTGCAGGTATAGATAGTGCAATTAAACCTAATAAATAAAAAACATATTTATGTGTTTTATCTTTCATATATCCAATATAAGTTAATAATAATCCTTGAACAAAAATATGTATTAAATTATTTGTTTTTAAATCAAACATCATTTTTATTATTAGTTGAGAAATTCTTATTAAATTTATTAAAAAATTAATAAATAAATAAATAAATAAATAAATTAATTAGTAATTAAATAAATTAATTAATAATTACATAGATTACATAGATATTTATCTTCAAATTTATTATAAGTACCTAAAGACCTATTATAATAATTAAAATTTTTACAAATATAACTTTCACATTTATTTAATTTATAATTATTATTTTGACTTAAAAGACTAATCATATTATTCAAAAAATTAATTTGAAAATTAATTAAATTTCTTGTTTCATTAATTTCAGTTTGAATTTCTTGAAATGAATTTCTAAAAAAAATAAAATCATCATTTTCTATAATAATTTTATTTAAATTTATTTCAATTTCATCTTTTATTAAATTTAAATTTTTATCTATATTCGTATAGTAATTATTTATCATATTTTTAAAATTAAAATTATTATAATCTATTTTATTTAAATCTTCTATATTTAGTTTATTATTATTATTTTCTTTTTTAATTAAACATTTTTGAATAATAGGTTTTTGAATAATAGGTTTTTTAATAATAGGTTTTTGAATAATAGGTTTTTTAATAATAGGTTTTTTAATAATAGGTTTTTGAATAAAAGGTTTTTTAATAAAAGGTTTTTTAATAATAGGTTTTTTAATAATAGGTTTTTTAATAATAGGTTTTTTAATAATAGGTTTTTTAATAATAGGTTTTTGAATTAAAGATTTTTTAATAATAGGTTTTTGAATTAAAGATTTTTTAATTAAATTATATTTTTTATTGATATAATTTATTTTTAAATTTTTTATATTAATCTTTTCTTTATCTGATAATTTATTAAAATGTTCTATACAAAAATTATCGTATTTGCAAAAAACTAAAACAATCTTGTTTTAAACATATTTTTCTCCAATATTTACAATTATCTTCGCGTTTATATAAAAATCCATCTTTTTTTTTAAAATTATAATTTTTATAATCATAATTTATATAATCATCAATTATATTATTTTTATTAGTAATATTCATATTTAATAATTCTTGATAATAAATACTACTATAAATTTTGTAATTATTTATTAAAATTAAAATTTTAATAAATAAAATATTAATTTTCTTAATTATTTCAAATTTTTATATAATTTAATAATGTTATTTTAAACTAATAAATTTATTTAATTATTTTTATATAATATTTTATAAATAATATCTTGTATATTATTTTTATTATTAAGATTATATAAATTCTCATTATCATTCCTCTATTATTTTATGTTATTTTAATAAAGATAAAATAAATAGAACATATAATACCAAATGAAGTAAATAATAGATAAATAATTTCTCCACAAGAAAAACGCATAATTTAAAAATATAATTAATAAAAAATAATTTTAGTTAAATTTATTTGAATTTAAATGTTAATGAAGCTCTATCTTTAAATGTTTTATGTTTTGTTCTAGTTTTTAAGAAGTCAGTATATAAATTAATTAATTTTATTCTTTTATCTAAATCTGTATTATATTTTTTATTATTATTTTTATTATTTTTTTTAATAATATTTAATCTGACTCTAATAATTAATGCAATTTGCGATATTCTTTTATGGTTTTTTTTCTTTATTTTTGAATAATTTTTCTAATTTTTTAATAGTAGAAGTAAGTTGATTGATATTAGAATATTTAATATTGATTGTATCATTTGGATTATCATTAGAAAATATATCTCTTGAGATTTTAGGATTATTTTTATTATACAAGAATTTTTTTTTACAGTTTTTATATGGAGCACAAGAACTTTTTACACTAAATCCTTTTAAATCTTTTTGGATACAATTTTCTTTTTTGATATGTCTTGGTAATTTAAATATTTTATTGTCTTCTTTTCTAATACATTTCGTATCATTATTATTATGATTACAGCAGTCTTTCATTTATTATTTAATTTTTAAATAATATTAATTAAAATTTTAATTAATTATTTATACTTATTTATTAATTTTGGTACTAATAAATGATTTCCTTTTGAATTAAAAGCACTTTCTTTGTGAATTCTATGTAAAACTTTTATTTCATTTACATTGTAAAATTTTTTTCCTTGTTTCCATAGTTTTAACCATAAATCATAATCCTGCAACACCTAATAATTTTTCATCCCAATAAGATAATTCTTTTTTTAATAAACAACTACTATTAATGATTGGATTAACTTTTAAAAAATTAAAATTGCTAATATCACCTGTTGGAATATTTGGTATTAAATCTAAATCTCCAAAATATTTACATTTTGTTCCAATTACATCATAGTTTGACATAAAATTGCATTGACTTTCTAATTTGTTTGACAACCATTTATCATCAACATCTAATAAACTTATCCAATTATAATTACAATATTCTATCATTTTATTTAAAGTTTTTGATTTTTCTTTTATTTCATAAAAATCATATACTTTTATTCTTTTATCTTTATTTTCCCATTCTTTTGCTTTTTTATAAACTTCAGAATTTTGTGGATGTCCATTAATTCCAATAATTAATTCCCATTCTTTATAAGTTTGAAAAATTATAGTTGGTACAGATTAATCAATGAATGATATTCCATTATAAATTGGCATTAAAATACTAATCATTTTTTTATATAAAAAATATATAAGATTTTTTTTAAATAATATTTAATATTAATTAAAATTTTTAATTAATTAATTATAATCAATACCTTTTATTTTAAAAGTTTTTCTATGATAATCTGTTTTCCCTTTTATTTTAATAGCTTCAAGGTGTTTTTTTGTTCCATACCCATAATTGTTTTTAAGGTCATAATCATCTAAATAAGTAATATCATTACACAAGTTTTCTATATATTCGTCTCTAAAGGTTTTTGCTAGTATACTTGCAGCAGCAATGCTTATATATTTATCATCTCCTTTTATAATACAGTTATGTTTTATAAATCCTTCATATTCGATAGGACTTAAGTAATCTTCAAAACGATTACCATCAACAAGTATTCTTTTAAATTTTAAATTATTTGTATATATTTCATCTAGACAATTATGCATGCTTTTAAATGTAGCATCAACTATTCCATTTTTATCAATATAAGTATTATCTTTGTATGAAACAGACCAAGCATTAGAATATCTAATTATAAAATCTCTAAGTTCTTTTCTTTTTTTTTTAGATAATTTTTTAGAGTCTTTAATTTCTAAAATTTTAGGATGAATAAAATCAGGATTCCATACAACCGCAGCAGAAAAAACAGGTCCAAAAATACATCCTCTTCCTGCCTCGTCCAATCCTACTTGTATTTCTGTTTTATCAAAAATTTCTTTGTCTTGAAAAAAAGTTGATAATTTTAAATTATTTAATATATAATTTTTATCTAACACTATATTATTATTAATATTATTGTTATTCATATTGTCTTTATTATTTTTATTGTCTTTATTATTCATATTGTCTTTATTATTTTTATTGTCTTTATTATTCATATTGTCTTTATTATTTTTATTATTATTCATATTGTCTTTATTATTCATATTGTCTTTATTATTCATATTGTCTTTATTGTTCAATAAACTTTTCATTTAAATAATTAATTTAATAAAATATTAAAATCATATATTTTTAATAAAAATATATTAAGATAATTTATTCAAATTTTTATTATAATTTTTTAATAATAAATTATCTAATTAAATTAAATAATTTATAATAAATTATTTTTTACAATATTTATCGCATCCCATACAACAATAATATAAACAACATTTACAAATCCCATAAAAACAACACAAAAATGTTAATATAATAACGGTTGCACCAATACCTAATGAAGCAGATCTTATAAAATTAATAAATTTATCATCAGCAGAATAATTGTTTTCACTTAATTCTTGAATTTCTAATATATTATTTGTGTAATCGGTTGTATTACAAAGATACATTTTGTATTTTAATTAATAATAATCGTTAATAGATAAATCAAATTTTTTTTATAAATAGATTTAAAAATTTATTATTAACAATAATATAATTTAGTTATATTATTTAATAATTTATTACACATAATATATAATAGAGTAAATTAATTAATTAAAATGTGTGGTATATTTGGTTATATATCAAAATTTTTATTGACAGAAAATGTAATAAAAACACATGGTATATCAAGAGGTTTTAATAAGATAAGAGATAGAGGGCCTAATAATACACAACATTATTTAATAGATAATATATATTTAGGTTTTCATCGGTTAGCGATAAATGATTTAAGTGAGAATGGTAATCAGCCGATGCAATTAAATAATTATTTTTTAGTATGTAATGGAGAGATATTTAATTATAAAAAGTTAAAAGAAGAATTTAATTTTGAATTTAGGTCTAATTCTGATTGTGAAATAATTTTGCATTTATATGATTATTTTGTAAAAGAAAATAGAAAGGATATATTTAATATAATATGTAATTTATTGGATGGTGAATTTGCGTTTATACTGTATGATGGTAATAAACAAAAAACATATATTGCTAGAGACCCTTATGGAGTTCGTCCATTATTTTTTGGAAGAAGTGAATTTGGTGATTATGTGTTTTCTTCTGAATTGAAAGGAATGTGTAATTTAGTTGAAAGTGCGAATCAATTTAATCCAGGTAAATATATGGTTTTAAAAAATAATAATATTGATAATATTTTAAAAAATAAAAATATAATTTGTTATTCTATGAAATATCATAGTATTAATACGAATATGATTGAAAATTCAAAACATATTGAAGATAATATTATAAAAGAAATTAACAGTGTATTTAAAGAGGCGGTTTATAAGAGGAATGATGTCTGATCGTGAGATATGTTCTTTGTTGTCTGGTGGATTAGATAGTAGTTTAGTGTCTGCAATATTGAGTAAAAAACTTGGTCCTAATAAATTAAAAACATTTTCAATAGGTTTGAAGGGTTCTCCTGATTTAGAGTATGCAAAAAATGTTGCAGAACATATAAAAAGTATTCATCACAGTATTGAGATAGAAGAAGAAGAATTTTTAAATTATATAGAAGAGGTAATATATAAGATAGAAAGTTATGACATAACGACAGTGCGTGCTAGTGTTGGTAATTATTTGGTAGGAAAATACATAAAAGAAAATAGTAATTGTAAGGTGGTGTTTAATGGTGATTTTAGTGATGAAGTAGCGGGTGGTTATCGTTATTTTAAGAATACAAGTAATTCTGATATGTTTCATAATGAATGTGTAAGATTATTGGAGAATATACATTACTATGATTGTTTGAGAAGTGATAGAAGTATAAGCACACACGGTTTAGAATGTAGAGTGCCATTTGCAGACAAAGATTTTGTGAATTATTATATGAGTATTGATTCAAAGTTGCGAATGTCGGACAAACGTATAGAAAAATATTTGATTAGGAAGGCATTTGAAAAAGAAGAATTATTGCCTGAGGATGTATTATGGAGAAAAAAAGAGGCATTTTCAGATGGTGTTACATCTGAGACACGTTCTTGGCATAAAATTATAGAAGAGTTCGTGGATAAGAAAATAAGTGATAATGATTTTAAGACATTACAAAATAATTTTTCATTTAATAAACCATTGACAAAAGAAGCATTATATTACCGTATAATATTTGAGAGAACATATAATAAATTTGAGAATATAATACCATATTTTTGGATGCCAAAATGGTGTGGCGATGTGTCTGATCCAAGTGCGAGAGAGATAAAATTGAGGATGATTGATTGATAAAGATTATTTTTTTATAAATTTAAATAATTGTATTTGTTAGTATTTGTTTTATTAATATATATTTATATTAATAATGGAAGAAATAGAAAATTATTTAGATAATTTTTTTAAATTCCAATAATTTATTAAAAACAGATAATATTTTAAATTTAGATGATATTAACGAACAAACAGGTGGTGCAAGTACGGTTATTTCTAATAATGTAGATAAACCAAAAAAACGTGGTTTAATGGGTAGAGCAAAACAATTAAAAAGTAGTATTGCAGGAAGTAGAGTAGGTAAAGCAACGGGTTATGTAAAAGATAGTGCAAAAAGTTATGCAAGTAAAAAAGTAGATAGTATAAATCAAGCTTCTCTTAAAACTTTTAATAATCCTGAAGAACAAAAAAGAAGAAGACAACAGGTTAGAAATTATGGATATAAATATGGTCCTACAGCATTATTAGGTATGTTTAAGTTATCTTATGGATTAGTATACTATATAGCTATTAGTGTTCTATTATATTTTATAATAAAATATATATTTAAAATTTATAAAGCTTATCCAAGAAGATTTACTTTAAGTAAAACAATAAATATTGCTCATAAATATGATAAAAGTACAGGATTAGATAGTGAATTAGCAGAGGTATTATCAGAGAATATAGTAAATTTTATAAAATATCCATCAGAAATAAAAAATATAATAAATAATAAGTTAAAAACAAATACAACTATTGATTCTAGTGATTTAAATTCTGTATTAGATAATTTTGAAAACCAATTAGTAAATAATTATATAACTAATGATGTAATGATTTTACCAAAATTTTTATTAGCGTTTTATAAAAATAAAGATGCAATATTTATAAATGATAATGTACAAGATATTGATATGAATAATGAAACATTATTTCGTAATAATTATGCAAAAGAATTGATATCTGAAATAAATAATGAGGGCATAAATGTAAGAGGAAGAAAATATTTATTACATTTTTATAAAAATTTAATAGATGATAATGCAACATTTAAGATTAGTTTAAATAATAATATAATGAATGACACTGCTGTAAATAAATTTTATGAGGAATTAAATAAAAGTATAGATGATATTAATTATATTTCTTGTAATAATGGTAATTTAAATAATTATGAAAAAATTACTAAAATCAATTTTAATAATCCAACAATATATAATGATGATAGAATGAAAAATGATTTTAAAAAAATTTTATTAGGAACTCCTGATTTTAATGATAGTAATATTAACACATTTGAAAAATATAAATTACTATTTTATCGTTCAGTATTATATAAAATTTTATATGAAAATAGAAATAATATTAATACTATATTAGTAAAATTTAATGATAAAAATCCATTAAATTATATATTAAATGTGCCTTCAGATATTGCAAATGAAACAAATAGTAATAAAGTAAATAATTTTTATGAAATTAATGGTCCTTATAAGATGTATTATAATTATTTAAAAATCAATGATAATAATTTTTATAATTTAATAAATGATGAACAAATTACTGAGATAAATAATACATATAGTAGTATAAGAAGTAATATTCTTCAACCAACAAATTCAGATGTTGAAGTTGAAACAGATATATTAAATAATATACATAATATATTTAATAGTGGTACAAATATTAATAATTTATATAATAAATTTAATAGTATATCTAATGATGATTCTATAAGATATTATAATTTAATTGAATATTTAAATTTTTTGAGAAAAAATAGAAAAAATGATTTTAATATAAATAGTGTAATAGATGAGTTTTTTATTGAAAAAGATATTAATGAAAATATAAATGGTAATAGAGCTAATAAACAAATATTAAAAAATTGTAATGATTTTAAAAAATTGTATAGCTTATTAACAAATGAATCAGATTCAGATAATAAAAAAGAAGAATATTTATTTTATTTTATAAATGTTGATGAAACAGAATTTAATACAAAAAAATAATGAGCTTGAAAAAAGTAAATATTTATTTGATACATTAAGAGATAATATAAATTTAATTCCTAAAAATCGTGATTTAGAAAAAAAAAAATATTTATTAACATCAATTGTGTTTCATTTTAATTATTGTTTAAAATATTTAAACAGTAATTGGAGTAATATAACAGAGTTAAATTTTATAAATGAAAATTATATAAATAGTTTAAATAGTATATTTATTTTATTTTATACATTATTATTTAAGATAACAGCATTTAAATATAAAAATGAATTAATATTTTTCAATTCTAAAGTTAATAATGATATATCAAACACAGATGATTCATTGATAAATGAATTAGAGGATATAGTAATAGAGATAAAAAAAATAATAGTTTATATAAATTATTTAAAAAATAAAGATTTAATAAATCATTGTTATTTTTTAAATTTAATATTAACGAGTGATGAACTTAGAAAGATAAAAGACTATTATATATCTATATTTGAGATACAATTAGGTACTAATTATATAGAAGATACATTAGAATATAGAAAGAAACATTTAGGTATAAATTTAAATGATGTAACAAAAGAATTAACAAGTCCATTTTATAAATATATAAATGATATATGGAAATTAGCAATGATAAAATATTCAATAAAAGGTGGTATAGGAATATCAGATAATATTTTAAAAGTTTTAAAGAATTTAAGAGACGGTAAAAATGAAAATTTTAATAATAATCATAATAATAAAAATAATAAAGAAAAAGATAATAAAAATAATAAAGAAAAAGATAATAAAAAAAATAAAGAAACACGTGAAAAATTTATAGGTAAAATTCTTAGTCCAATTAAAAAAATTGTTAAAGCTTTTAAAGCAATTGTTAATTTTGTAAATGAATTTATAAAATTAATTAAAATAGCTCTTAAATTTTTTACAGACCCTCTTAATACTATAATTCGTTTAATTATTCAATTTGTTATAGTTATTATGAGTTTACCTTTAACATATATATTAGTGGTAATATTTTTCGTGTTTATGTATACAGGATTTACATCATTGTATTCTTTATTATTTTTAATAGTAATGATTGTAGTTGTAATAGCAATTGAGATGTCACATAATAATGAATATGGATTGACAGTAATGAATTTTATAGGAATTATGATAATATGGTTAGGAACAATAATGTATTGTTTATCTTTTACAGGTGTAATGTTTATAATAATATTAATAATAATGACAATACTTTCAATAATATATGCTTTAGATATGACTTGTAAGAATAAATTAAGTAGATTTTTGTATAAAAAATTTATAGCTTGTGAGAATGAGCCTGCTTCTTGGTATAAAAATAGTAGATATGAATTAGATAATTTTAATGTTAAAGGTACATTATGTAATTTAAAGTGTGGTTCAAATCATAAATTAAGTGATGATGGTTTTAGTTGTAAGTTATCATCTAATAATATTCCATATTATTGTCCTCAGCCTTATATATTTAGGAATTATAAAAAAGAAAAAGAAATAGGGACTAATTATATAAGAGATTTTAGTAATGGTATGTTTACAACACGAAATAGAGACCATGAAAATTATATAAAATACTTGGATGATGTTGAGAAATATTTAAGTATTTGTAGTTATACAGAAACAAAAAGAAAAAAACAATATGATATAATAGCAAAAAAATATATGTGCTTCTGGTGTAGATAATAGTGACCAGAATATACATAGAAAATTAAATAATATGTGTAATACAAATTATTGTAATAATGGAAAATACGAAGATTTCTGTTATATGTATCCGAATATTGAAAAATCAATGGGTAATAATTTAAATAATAAAATACAAACTAAATTAAATAATACTAAAGATATAGTTATAAAAAATATTTATAAATTAATAGTAGTTATAATTTTAGTATTGGTTGTTATAGGATTTAAAAAACTTTTAGATTCAAGAAAAAAATAAGAATGTTAATTTAAAAAAAATAATAAAATAAAAAAATAAAAATAATATTATTTAATTAAATAATATATTTACATTTTTTTAGGTTGTGAATTATTATTTTTATAATTAGGTTTAAAATTATTATTATATTTTTTGTATGGAGTATAAACATTATTATCACACATCAAAGGACCACCTACAACTCCACTTACATCAACTGCCTGCAGTCCATTCTTACCATTAATTATATTTAAAGAAATATATTCACCTTGTGTAAGAGTCCTAAAATTGCTATTTTTTGGTTTAATTCCTGAATGATGAACAAAAATATCTTTTGATTTATGTTCTCCATTCATCACTTTAATAAATCCGTATCCAATTTTACTATTAAACCATTTACAATATCCTATAAATGAACCATAATTATCTGTAGTTATAAAAACGGGTTCGTATGTTTTGTTGTTGTTTTCTTTTTGAATTGCTTGTTGCATTATATTATCTGATGCTTCGTTATTAGTAGACATTATAATTATTTAGTAAAAAAAATCTTATTTAATAATTTAGTGTTTAAAGTTTTAAATAATTTTATTTTATAAAATATAATATGGATTATTTAGATAATAATTTTGAATTAAATAGATTAAATATGAATAATAAAATATATAATAAAAATGCTAATAATAAAATAGATATTAAAAAAGGTAATAATAATATAATTTTAAATTTAGTAATAATAATTGTATTAATATTAATAGTAATATATGTAAAATATGATTTAAAATATTCAAAACAATTTGAACTAATACAATTAAGTTCAGATAAATTAAATAAAAAAATTTTGTTTGAAAAACAACCTGTTATAGTAGAAGATAAGATAAACGACATAGAAGATTTTATGGAATATATATTAGATAAAAATATAGATTATCCATTTAGAAATAAAAAAAAAATAGAAAATCAAGAAACAATATATCAAAATTTAAGTAATTTTTGTTATATACAAAATAAAAATGAAGAAAATATTTGGGTATATATAGCTCATCCGTCAAATAGTAATAGATTTAATTTTAAACAAAAACAAAAGACTTATGATTATTTAAAAAGTAATTATAGAATAACTGATTATAGTAATATAAATGATACTAAATTCTTAAAAATTAAATTAAATCATAAACAAATTGTTATATTACCTAAATTTTGGCTGTTCTATATTCAAACTAATAATTCACAAAAACCTGTTGTAACACATCATATACACTCTACTACAGGTTTCCTTGTTAGCAATTTTATACAAATGCGTAAAAGTATTTAAAAAAATAACTCTATGAAATATATATATTCAAAAAAATTTTTTAATAAATTAATTAATTTATAATTTAGTGATATCAACTTTAATATTTGCTTTTTGTGGAGTAGTTCTTTCTAAACCGCTATTTGTTTTAAGTGTTATGTCTATATTAGATATTCCTGGTTTATTATTTATTGTTTTTGTTTTTGTACTACTAGAAGATTTTCTTGATTGTGTTTTTGGATTATAATTTTTTAAAAACGATAAGGTTGGATTTTGTTTAATTATAATTTTTATTAATTTAATTAAATTATCTTTTGATGATTTATAATCTTTTAAATCTCTTTCTTTTACATTTTTAACAAGTAATAAATACAATTTATATAATTCCACACTATTACCCTTTCCTAATGTATCTTTAAATATTGTTAAATTTTTATTTTTACTACGAATATACATTATATATTCCCATAATTTTGTTTTATTTACTAAATCTTTATTTTTTATTGTTCCATTTTTACTAAGAACTTTTTTTTCAATTAGATATAATTTAGTACAATTAACTATTTCTTTTTGGAATTTAATTTCTTCTTTTCCAAAAATATTTTTTTCATTTTTTTTAACATTATTTCTTAATATTTCTATTGTTTTCTTTTTTAAATCTTTATCTTCTAAATCTTTAATAGTATATTTTGGTTTTACTATACTACGTCTAGGCAATTTAGGCGCACCAATTCCTACAACTTTCATATCAATTTTATTATTTTTTAAAAGTGGATTTTGTACTAATTTTGATTCAACAGGTTTTTGTAATTTAGATGCTTGTAATTTAGATGCTTGTAATTTAGGTGCTTGTAATTTAGGTGGTAATTTAATTTTAGATTTATCATTAGGAATACCTTGTAAAGGATTATTACTTAATCTTGTTAAATAATCTTTATTAATTTCTTCTAATTTTTCTGGTGATATATTCTTTGTTTCATTTTTTATTTTAATCGTTCTTGATGAATTATTAACAGGTTTTAATTCATTCTTTGTAATAGATGTTGTTGTTGGTTGTATTGATGTTGATGGTTGTGTTGATGATTGTGTAGTATTTGTTTTTGTTGGTTGTGTTGTATTTATTGTTGATGATGGTGTATTAGATGTTGTTGATGGTGTATTAGATGTTGTTGATGGTGTATTAGATGTTGTTGATGGTGTATTAGATGTATTTAATAAATTTTTTTTATTTAATACTATACTCATTTTATTTATTATATTTATTTTTGTTTGATAAATATAAAAAAATAAATTAATTAAATGAATAGAATTAATTAAAATTAATAAAATAAATTTAAATAATACAATTTAATTTAACAATATTTAGAGAATTTTCATTATCACTAAATGAACTAAAAATATTTTCATTACATTCTATATCGATGCTTTTTGAACAATTTTGTCTTAATAAAAAACGATTTTTGTTAATTTTATTATTTTTGTCTTGATATTTTTCATTATTAATATTGATAATGGTATATAAATATTCAGATAATTCTTCAATAGTTTTATCATTTATACTAGATTTTGTAGAATAATTAGAATTATTAGAATTTTTAGAAAAATTCTTATTCATACTATTAACATTATTTATAGATTTTTTTTTATTAACTTGTTTTTTAATTTTTAAATTATATAAATTAATTAATTTTATGTGATTTTCATATATTATTTTATAATTAATATTATTTCCAAAACAATTTATTAATTTTAATTTGTTAATATCATTATTTTTTTCATAATCAACATATTCTTCTAATTCATTTTCACTATTTTTTATTTTTATTATTACATCCTTGTTAAATCTTATCACATTTTCTATATCAAACAATACATCGTATAATATAAATATTAAATTTATTCTTAATTTAATATTATTCTTTCTTAAATTCCAATTAAATATTTTTTCTATTATATTATAATATTCTTCAAATAATTTATTATTATTGTAAATTAAAATATTAATTACTTTTGATAAATTTATTAATAAAATTAATAAATTATCTTTAAAATCAGAATGTATTGTTTCAATAAATTTAATTAATTTTTTGTTTTTAGAAAACTTGTTAATAATAGTGTTTAATAAATTAAAAAACTTAATTTTGTTTTGAGTAAAAAAATAAAATAATAATTCTATAAAATAATTATTTAATTCTTTTGGAATATAAGTTTGAATATAATTTAATAATTTAAAATGAATTTCATTAAAATTTTTTGATATGATTTCTGAATTATATTCTAATTTTACTTCTTTATTTTTTTTATAATATAATTCAGATATTATATTATTTTTTTTTAATTTACTAAATTCATCTATAAAATCATATAATACTACATTTTTATTTATTAAATAAATTTCTTTTTTATTTGTTGTTTCTATAAAATTTAAACAATTATTAAATTTAAAAATATTTATATAATCTAAATTAATAAAAAATTCTAACCAAAATACTAAAATATTTTCTAATAAAAATTCAATTTGATATATAAAAATAAATTCACTTATATAAGTATATATTTTATCTTTGTCTTTTGAAAAAATACTTTTTTTAAGATTATTTAATAAAATTTTTTTATCTGGTTTATCCATTCTATTATTTTTTACTAATTAATTTTATTTAACATTTTAAATTTATTTTATTATTTGTTTTATATATGAATTCTAATCAAAATAATAAAAATATTAAAAAGAAAAAAAATAAATGTTTTAAATGTTTAAAAAAAACTGGATTTAATTTTTTTATATGCAAATATTGTAATCATAAATTTTGTTCTAATTGTATTAATCTAGAAATACATATTTGTAAATTTTTAGATAATAAAAAAAATGATGAATTAAATAATTTAAAAAAAAAATTAGAAAATGAAAAATATGTCTCTAATAAATTTAATAAAATTTAATTAATTAATTTTTTTATAAAATTTAATTAATTAAATTTTTTATAATTTAGAAAAAAATATAGTTGGTTGAATTATTTGTGCATCTTTTTTTTTAATATAAAATATTTTTTCTATTATCATACCTCTTTTCTTTTCTTCTTTATTTTTATCTAATTTATCTAATTTATATAATTTATCTAATTTATCTATTTCATTTATTTTATATTTATCATTTATATCTTCTATCATTTTAGTATTATTATTCTAATAAAATCAAATAAAATAGTAGTAATTAATATAAAAAAAAATTGATTTAGAAAATAATAAATAAATATTTTTATGATAAGATAATTTAAATTAATAAATTATTTTTTAAACAATTTAAAAAATTATTTAATTTTTAGTAAAAAATAATAAAATATAATTTATATATTAATAATGGTTAATCAAATTAATGAACCATTGCTGATAGAAAATAGAAACAGGCATGTTATATTTCCAATACAATATGATGCTATTTGGGATATGTATAAAAAAACACGTAAGTACATATTGGACTGTTGAAGAAATTGATTTTTCAAAAGATTTAAATGATTGGGAGAAATTGAGTGATAATGAGCAACATTTTATTAAAAATATTCTTGCCTTTTTTGCCGCAAGTGATGGAATTGTAAATGAAAATTTAGTTCATCGTTTTATGAAAGAAATTAAATCACCTGAAGCTTTAGCATTTTATAGTTTTCAAAACGCTATTGAAACCGTACACAGTGAAACATACTCTTTATTGATTGATACTTATATTAAAGATACTGCTGAAAAATTAAAACTATTTAATGCTGTTGATACTATACCTTGTGTTGGAAAAAAAGCTAGATGGGCAATGAAATGGATAACTAGTAAAGATGATAGTTTTGCTACACGTCTAGTGGCATTTGCTATTGTAGAAGGTATGTTTTTTTCAGGTGCCTTTTGTAGTATTTACTGGTTAAAAGAAAAAGGTTTAATGCCAGGTTTAACATTTTCTAATGAATTGATTAGTAGAGATGAAAGTTTACATGCTGAATTTGCGATATTATTATATTCTTATATACAAAATAGAATCCCACAAAAAGATATACACGAATTGTTTAAAGAGGCTGTTGATATTGAAATAGAATTTATATGTGATAGTTTGCCTTGTTCATTGCTTGGTATGAATTCTGATTTAATGTCAGAATATATCCGGTTTGTTGCAGACCGTTTAATTATTCAATTGAATTATGAACCCTTATATAATGCTAAAAATCCATTTCCTTTTATGGATAGAATTGGTATTGATTTGAAAACAAACTTTTTTGAAAGTAGAGTAAGTAATTATGCTAAAGCTGAATTACACACTGATAATACTAAACTTGATTTTAATATGGATGATGATGACTTCTAATTTAATTAATTAAATTTAATAATAAATTTAATAATAAATTTAATAATAAATTTAATAATAAATTTAATAATAAATTTAATAATAAATTTAATAATAAATTTAATAATAAATTTAATAATAAATTTAATAATAAATTTAATTAATTTTAATAAAAATAATTAATAAAAATTTTTTTATTAATTTATTTTTTAGATTTTTTAGATTTTTTAGTTTTTACAGAATTATTAGATTTATTATCTTTTTTTTCTTTGTATAAAACTAAATTAGAGTTAGGATTTTCAACTTTAGCATATGTTTTTTTCTTCACCATCTTTAGTGGTATAAGAAAATTCTTCATCATTATTTTGTCTTGCATTTTGAAGTGCTTGCATAAATTCATTTAATTTTCTTGGTGGCATTTTATTTAAATTAATAAATAAATTAATTAAATTTAAATATTTAAATAATTAAATTAAATTTTTCAATATAATAAATACTTTGTAAAAAACTATCAGCTAGATCATCTTTTTTTTTATGTAAATTAAAAAATTCTTTATAATTATTTAATTTCAGATAATTTAAATATAATAATGTATAATCTATTGCTTTTTTCTTGTTAATACTATATTTTATTTTTGTGTTGTAATCTTTAATATCAATATTTTTTTTTAATTCTTTAAATTCGTTATTTAATAATAATCCTATTTTTAATTTATTTGAGGCATTAATTAATTTAATTAATTTAATATTTTTAATTAAATTTGTTTTTTGATATAAAAAAAATCCATAAATTAACATTTGGACACTTTTCATAACTGGATTCTTTAATACTGGTTGGTTTTCTAGTAATACTATATCAAATTCTTTATCCTTAAAAACCTCATTTAATTTCATATATAATCTTTTACTTAATTCATCTATATTAATACTTTTAACTTTTTCATTATCTTTTAATATATTTATAATATCCCAATCTATTATTTCAATATTATTTAATTATTATAATTATTTAATTCTGATTTAACTAAACAATAAGATAAATTTTTAATACCTATATCAAATGATAATATCATTTAAAATAATTTATTTAAATTATTTTAATAAGTTTTTATTTAATAACTATATTTATATTATATATAGTATTTAAGTAAAAAATTATATAATTAAATTTAATTATTAATTTTATTTATTTCTTTCAGTAATCCACAGATAAGTTTTTTCAATTCCTTTTTCTAATGGATAATTGGGTTCCCAATTTAACATTTTTTTAATTAATTTATTATCTGAATTGCGACCTCTTACTCCAACGCAATTATAATCTATATTTTTAATTGTTAAATTTTTTTTTGATAATTTAATTATCATTTTCATAAAATCATTCATATTTATCATTTCTTCTGAACCTATATTTAAAGGACCTTTAAAATTAGAATTCATAAATCGTAATATTCCTTCAATACATTCATCTATGAATAAAAATGACCTTGTTTGTTTACCATCACCATATACTTCAACAATATCGTCATTTTTAGCCATTGCTACTTTTCTACAAAATGCTGCTGGTGCTTTTTCTCTTCCTCCATTCCACGTTCCATATGGTCCATATATATTATGAAATCTTGCTATTCTAATATCCATAAATGGATAATTTTTATTATATGTCATATATAGTCTTTCACTAAATAATTTCTCCCAACCATATTCACTATCAGGTTCAGCAGGATAAGTGCTATTTTCTGCACATTTAGGATTATTTGGTTCTAATTGATTATATTTAGGGTAAACACACGCAGAAGATGAATAAAATATTTTTTTAATTTTTTTACAAGAACAAGTTTTTAAAACATTTAAATTTATTAAACAAGAATTATGCATTAATTCAGAATCATATTCACCAGTATGAATATAAGTAGCACCTCCCATATCTGCTGCTAATTGATATACCTCATCAATTGATTCATCTATTACATTTTCTACATTTTCTAAAATACGTAAATCTGTTATTATAAATTCATCTGCTTCTGATTTTTTAAATTCATTTTTTTTTATGTCAACACCTCTTACCCAATTACCAAGTGATTTTAATTTTGTTACTAAATGACCACCTATAAAACCACCTGCACCTAATACCAATATTCTTTTCATTTAGAATTTAAATTATTTTAAATATATTTAATTTTTTAAATCAATTTTAATAAAAATTTGAATTATTTTATAATAATAATAATATTTTAGTGTATTTTGTATTTAAATAACATTTGTATATTATTTAAATATTTAACATACTTATATAATTATCTATATAATCATTAATATTTAATTATTTAGTTGTAAATTATAATGTTTCCATTTGAATCTGTATTTCAAAATGCTAAAAAACTTGGATTAACAAGATATTATCTAGGTTTTAACTGGATAGATATAGATGATACAGAAGATTTATTAATTAAAGAAGGTTTTACTAATATTCAAGAACGTACAAAAAATTAGAAAAAGAATTAATTTTATTACAAAATTATAATTATAAAAATAACTTATCTTGTTTTAAAAAATTACATAATAAATTTAATAATAATATTAATAATATTAATAATATTAATAATATTAATATTCAAAAAAAAGATAATTTCTTAATTGTAAATGATGATGATGATATTATTAATGATACGATTGATAATTTAAGTTGTGATAGTGATATAATTGTTAATAGTGATATTGATAGTTATGATAGTAATGATGATAATATATCTGATGATGATAATGATAATGATAATAATAATGATAATGATAATGATAATGATAATGATAATGATAATGATAATGATAATGATAATAATAATGATAATGATAATGATAATGATAATGATAATGATAATGATAATGATAATGATAATGATAATGATAATGATAATGATAATGATAATGATAATGATAATGATAATGATAATGATAATGATAATGATAATGATAAGAAATCCAAAAATAAAATTAATGAAAATAAAAAGAATATAAAGAAGATTAAAATTAAAAAGAAGAAAAAAAGTTAGAAAAGAAGATAATATAGATGAAATAATGCAAGAAATTAAAATAATTGAAAAAGAAAATGATGAAAAAACCAAGAAAGATTTAATAGAAAATGAAGAAAAATATAAAGAGATTCGTAAAAAACAACATTATTAAAGTATTAAGAAATTAAAAAATAAAGTTAAAGAACACAAAGATAATGGTGATTTAGATATTATAGAAGTAAACCTAAAAAACTAAACAAAATGATATTCACGAATATTTCTTTCACTTAAGAGAAGAAACCTTTTCTGAAGAACACACAGATATTAATTTTAAAAAAATGTTTAATTAATTTAATTATAAATAATAAAAATAAATTTGATAATATTTGTAAAATAATTGGTTGTGAAAAAATATATTTTGATGAAGAATTTAATCTCTTTAAATTATATGTTAAAAAAGATGACCCAGATAATTATCAAAGAATTATAAATGCAAGCTATTTTAATATCAAATGTTGTCGGTAAAATAAGAGGTAATATTTAATAAAGCAACAAATTATTTTAGAAAAACTGCTTTAGTTATGTAATATTTATTATAAAATATTTATGTATATTTATGTATATTTATGTATTTTCTTTAAGATTATTTAAACAAAGATTATAATTATTAGTTCTTAAAAATTTATGTAATGTTAACATAAAATTGTACCAGAATTTATCAGAATTTTTATAAATAGTATTAAAATCTAAATTTTGATTTTTTTATTAAATCATTATCCTGAAAATTATATATATTTTCATTTATAAATTGTTTGTATTTTTTGTCTTTTTGTTTATAGAATTTTTCAAGAGCATTTATATATTTAGTTTTAAATAATTCATAATTATTAGAATGCTTTAAACCTACATTATATTCTATAATATAATAGAATTTTTCTATATAATAATTAGGTATATGTTGTATAAAATTAAGTTTTTTGATAATTTATGTATGGATTACATTTAATTAAATATTCTTTTTCTAATAAAATATCATCTGTGTTATCTACAAAAAAATATTTTATTAATATCGAATGCGTCTTGTATATTATATCTTGTTTTTAATACATCAAATAAAATTGGTTTAATATGATTTATACTTTTTTTTATAAAAATATTCTTCGTATGTATTATTGTTTGAATTTTTTGTTGATTTGTTTAAAAATTTTAATATAATCTCTTGTAAAAATAGGACGATTAAATTTAAATTGTATTATATTTTCTAATTCAGGTAATAATATACTTATCCAATCTTTTTCTGATGCGGTGTAAATAAATATTTCAATATTTTCATATTTTTGAATATAACTTATAAATTGTTTAAAATAAGGTCTTAACAAAGTTGAATCTAAATTTTTTCTTAAATTATTTTTATAATTTGTTAAATTAATTTGTTTCATATTACTTTTACTTAATTCACTATTAATATCTTTTAATATCATCCATTCTATTCCATTAAATGATATATCTCCTATTATTGTATGGTCTAAATCAAATATAAATACAATAGGTTCATTATCTTTTCTGTAATATTTATCGTCATATTTATTCATTATTTAACTATTATTAAATATATAATTCTATTTTATTATTAATAAAAATATATTAAGAAAATTTTTCAATTTTTTATAAATATAAAATATAATTGAAGAACATTAATTAAATAATTTAAAAACTAGATAATATAATAAATATAAATTAAAAATTTTAAATATATTTTAGATATGTTTGTAATATCGTTTCAAAAAAACAGACTTATAGGAGGTTTTGGTGATAGAATTGTTGGTTTAATATCTGTTAAATTAATAAGTAAATTATTAAATAAAGATTTTTATATTTTATGGGATAAAGAGAATATAAAAGAATATTTTGATTATGATAAAATATGATTATGATAGAATATCAAGTGAAATACCAAAAATGATTAAAAGTGGTAATGATATTAAACTAAATAATTGTATTGATAGACAAAAAAGTTTTAAAAAATGTTTAATGAATACTAATAATATTGAAGAATTTTTTTCCACATACAATAAATTATTTTGAAGTTAATATGGAAATTTCTCAATATTTATACAAAAATAAATTGTTTGAAAAACAGAAATTTTTTAAATGATATATTTGAGGAATATAGTAAATTATATACGGATATATTTAAACCGACAGATTATTTGATGAATAAAATAAATAATTTAACATTAAATAAAAATAATATTGTTGGAATACAAAATTAGATGTGGTGATTGTTATATGATAACAAATAGAAATAGAAAGACATAAAACAAACAATCACGAAAATGTGGGAGAAAAATTAGTAAATATAAGAAAAATATGTAATGAAAAATATGGAAATGATTATTATGTATTTTTTACAACAGATAATATTGGACTTTTGAATTATGTTGTTAGAATTTTTAATAAATCACAAATAATTTATAATACAGATATAATACAACATTTAGATAGAAAATCAGTTAATAGTGAGTATATCTAAAAATATTTGTTGACAGTTATATTCTGTCTCAAAAAACCGATTTATTATTTGTAAGTTTTTAATAGTAATTTTGGAAGAATTGCTGGATTAAGTTGTAATCATAATAATATTTATAATTTTGTAGATAATACTAAAATTAATAAAAAAGATTTATTGTCAAAAGAAGAAATGTTAATTTTAATTATTTTAATTATTTTAATTATTTTAATTATTTTAATTATTTTAATTATTTTAATTATTTTAATTATTTTAATTATTTTAATTATTTTAATTATTTTAAATTAATTTACTTTGAATTTCTTGATAAGCATCAAATAAATTAATATAAAGGTCATATGGTGATTTTTGTGAAACAAAAAATTCATCGCTTGTGTCTTGGTTGACTTGCTATATATATTTTTTAATTCAATACTATTTTTCATCAATTAAATGTTTGTATAAAATATTTAATTCTTTTTCTAAGAATTTTAATATTTTGTTGTAACAGCTATTAACTTTTATTTTTTGATAACAAATAAACATTTTATCTGTTTTATAATTAACTAAATGTTTAGTGTCTACAAAGGTTAAATAGTTCCAGAATTTAACTGCATCTTCGTTCCATACTTCATTATAAATAATATTTTCAAAACCTTTTATGAGATAATCAATAGTAACATTCTGGTCTGTTTTTAATCTCAAACTATTATTATTTTTTTTTGTAATGACCTTTTAAATCATATTTATTTATATAAGATTGATAAATCTTATATTCTATTTTTTGTTTTAATTTATCTTCTGATTTTTTAGTAATATTATTATTGTTTTTACTATTATTATTGCAAATATTGTTTGTTTAAAAATTTGTCAATAATAAAAACGTGTCCAGGAAAATGCATTGTTTCTTTTTGAGTAAGATTAATTTTATTACTTTTATCCATTGTATTATTTGTGAGTAAAATATAATAAAAAAATCTGTCATCTTCAGGTACAGATAAATTAATTTTTAATTCATCTAAGATAGATTTTGATAATAATTTTTTTTGTGATAAAGAATTTAATTTATTAAATCTATTTTTAATAGAATCTACATCACAATATTCTATTGTTGAAATATTTTCTTTTCCACTTAATAAATAAGTTAATACAACAGCAGTATTTAAACATTTAGTAGTTCTCATATTAATATTATAACCGTCTATTTTATAACTACATAATTGAACAAAAGAATCTAAATATTTCATTATAATTTCTGTAATTTCACAATTATTATAATTACAAATATCTCTATTCATTTTAATTAAATTTAATTTATTAATATTTAATTTATATTTAAAATATTAAAATTAAATAATTTATTAAATTAAATAATTTAGTTTATAAATAAAAAAAAAAAGATTTATACTATTTAAAAAGATGATTAAAACAGTTTTAAATTCAAGTTTACTTAAAATTGTATTAATTCTTTTAGCAATTGTTATAATGGGTAATTTATTTACATCAAAATTTGTTAATAAAAATAATGTAGATAATTTTGAAACATTATCTGAAGAAAGAAAAAAAATGGATGATTTTGAAAATAAATTAAGTGAAATTAGTACAGAAATATCTAATTTAACAACTGCTATAGATAATATTAATGATAGACTTAAAAGAGATTTTTTTAAAGTAAAACCTAAAAAAAAACAAACTAAAAATCTAAACAATCTAAACAATCAACTGACGTTGATGAAGATAATGATGAAATGAAGATAATGAAGATGATGAAGATAGTGATGATGAAAATTATGAAGATGATGAACCTAAATCTACTGTTGAAAAATTTGCTCAACAATATGTTAAAGGGGTTTCAAATAATTTTGTAGGAGATTATATGATTTTACAATAATAAAAAAATTTTTTAAATATATATATTTTATAGAGTATTATTTTTAAATACTTTTAAAAAATATTAAATAATTTGAAGATATTTTTTGTTAATAATTTAATTAATTAAATTAATTAAATTAATTATAATTTAAATTTTATTAATATCAATAATATTTTTGATTCTATGTTCGGGTTGAATATATTTAATACCAAGAAATTCAAAAATATCTTTTTCATTTTTTAAATTGATGTTTCAACAAATTCTCCTTTTTTTTCTCCATTAATATATTTAAGACCATATTCATTAAGTCTATATCCATTTACCTAAACAATAATTACGTAAATCTATATTAAAATCACCACTACCTGTAAAATAAAGGAGAGTAAACGGATATGATTTTTGTTCTGAAAAAACAATATCTATTCTTCTATAAATATTATTTAATTTACAAATACCCATAAATTTTTTTATCACCTAGTGCCAATGTCTCTACTATATATTTTTTATTTTTAAGTTTTTTTATAATATCATTCAAAATTATTTTATTTTTTTGAATCATCATTTGATGAAAACAAAATATCAATATCACCACTTGTTCTATTTTTACGACGATAAGAACCTGTTATTTTATATTTTAATTCAATATCTTTCAATTCTTTGTTTGTTTTAAATTCTTCTTTAATCGTATTAATTTCATTATTAATAAAATTATCGTGCTGTTTCATTTCATCATAAGGAATCCTTTCAAGCAAATCATCATAATATTCTAATCCTATTTTTTGTTTTTTATTCAAAATTTTACTATCTTTATTTGTTTCAATCCTTCTTTTAAGCTGATTGATAGAATATATTTTCTCTTTTTCATATAAATCATTTGCCTTCTTAAATCCTACTCCATAAATATTTTTTAAATCATTTATTATTTTATGTTTTTTAATTCTAACATTATTAATATTTATTGGTGTTTCTGTATTATTACCAAAAACACTAATATCATTAGATTCAATATAACTAATAATTCTTTCTTTAATAGATGATTTTTTAATTTTCATTTCTTCAAACAATTTATTAAATTCATTCAATGTGTTTAAATCATTGCTATAATTTTGAATAGCATTAATAAATTTAATATAAGATTTATATTTAAAAATTTGGTCTTTAACACGAATCGCAGAAAGATTTAATTGATTCAATATTTCATCTTTAATATTATTTTCAGTTGATTCATTAATAGTCACCATATTATTATTCATTATTAATATTTATTAATTAATTAATTAATTTGTTTAATTACTTAATTAATTCATTATATAAAAAAATTTTTCAAATTTTTATTTTGAATATAGAAACTCTATATAAACCATATAAACTATATAAACTAAAAAAATTAATTAATTAATAAAAAAGAATTAATTAATTAATTAAGAATATAATTTTTGTTATCTAAAATATCATAAATTTTAAATTTTAATTTAAGATTTTTTTTAATTAAATCACTTTTAGTAAAAATTTTAAGGTCATTTAATTTATCATTTGTTAATTTAATATGATAATGATACATATGTAATATATCTAAAAATATATCATTCATAAAATCTTCATATTGATAAATTTTATCAATTAATATTTTAATAAATTCTTTATTAATTATATTATTTTTAATTAAATAAATTATAACAAAAATTTTTCCCTTGAACAATTTAATTTTTTTATTATTTTTACAAAAAATTTCATATGATTCAGAATTTTCTAATTTATTTTCATTTAAACTTTTATTTAAAAAAATTAAATTCCATTCTGATTCATCATTATTTTCTTTATTAGAATTGTTTAAAAATTTATTAATTAATTCTATTAAATATATATAATTATAATTACTTAAATTATTCAAAATTATATTTAAATTTTCATTATTTTCTAATAATTCATTAAAATATTTAATAGAAAATTTATTTTTAACAAGAATAGAACTATATATAAAAATATATAAATTAGTAAAATTAGTTTGTTTATATGATACCTCAAATAGACTATCTATTATAATTTTATTATTATTATTCAAATCATTATTATTAGATATAAAATTAATTAAATCAAATTCATCTAAAATTTGTTTTGATAATTTTTCATAATTTTGTGATGATATTTTATTTAATAATGATAATATCTTGTTTTTATCTGTTTTAGGTTTATCTTTTTTATTTTTAATTTGATTTAAAATACTTTGTTCAAGTTGTTTGTATTTTTCATCATTAATATCTACATTATAATTAATATTCGCATTTCTATTATTTTTATTATTTCTAATAATTTTTTTATTAAATTTATAATTATTATATTTTTTTTTATAATTACGATTAGAATTATTTTGATAATTATAGTTTAATCTATCAAAATTATCTCTAGATTTATTAAATTTATTAAATTGTTTATAAAAACATTCATATGAAGTAAAAATAAAATTTATTTTTTTTATTATATTTTCATTAATATTATATTTATTATTTAATTTATTCTCAATAATCACATAATTTTGAAATAAACTATCATAGTTCATTATAATTATATAATATATAAAATACGTTTTTTTAAATTATTTATAAAGTATATTATAATATAATAAAATTTTTTTAAATATGATTAATTTTTCATTAAAAAGAACAGAAAATTTAATTAAAGAAATTTATGAAACATTTAATATTTATAAAGCAGTTTTTTTAGTTAATGAAAGTTATATTGATAATATTTCTGAATATTTAATATCAAATTGTTTTTCTGTTTCTATTATAAATCATAATAATAATAAATTAGTTGAATTAGATAATTTTTTAACACATAAAACAAGAATATTATTAATTAATGAAGAAATTATAGAATTTTATAATGATGATGAATTTAATTTATTAATTAATAAATATTTAAAAAGTGAAATTAATGAAAAAAAATTAAATAAATTTTTAGATTATAATGAAATAAAAAATTTATTTAGTGATATTAATTTAATCATATATATTGATATACCTCCTATGACTAATTTAAATTATTATAAAAAATTTGGTATGAAAGACTGGGATGATACAAACAAAATTATTTTATCTATTTAATTTTTTATTTAATTAATTAATTAAATAAAATTAATTAATTAATTAGATTAAATTTTTTTTTAAGATTCATATTTTCTTTAGCCGAATTTAAATAAAGTTCTCTTAATTGCATATTTTCTAATTTTAATTTATTATATTCTATTTGTATTTTATTTATATTTATTTTATATTCTCTTTCTTCTTTGTTAATTTCATATGATTTGTGTCTTAAACTTTTTTTATGAGCATTATAAGTATTTTTATTTTTCCAATTAAAACCTGGATTACAATCACACGTTAAAACAGAAACAATTTTATTATTATTTTCCATTATGATATTTAATTTTAATTTAATTGTATTAAATCAATTAAATATTAATTTAATTCAATTTTTAAAAATGAAATTAAAATAATAATAAAAATAATTTTATTTATTTAAAATAAATGGTAAAAAATTTATTAACAAAAACAAATATATTAATAATTGTAAGTTTATTAGTTATATTATTAGTTGTTCTTAATTTAAATAGATTTAAAAATTTATTAAATTTTAAAACAGAAAAAATAGAAAACTTTAATATGTTAGGAACAACTCCTAATACTAAATATAAAATTGTTTATTTTTATTCTGATAATTGTAAATTTTGTCATGAATTTAATAAAATTTGGAAAGAATATACTAAAAAAATTCAAACAAATAAATTATTAAAAGATAAAATAGAAATTATAAAAAAAAATATTGATTCAAGAGATGTAAGTAATTTTATATCATCTTCTAATTCAATTAATGAAGATAACTTTGGTGTTCCTGAAATTATCATTTTTACAAATAAAATAGACCCTAGCACTAAAGTTAATGAAGTTGCAAATATATCTTTAATTGATAAAGATGGTAAAAAAACCGATACTATAGAAGCAATTTATTCAAAAAGACAATCAAGAAGAAATTTAGTAAATTTAATGAATTTTACATATACTTTTACTAAAGAAGATTTATATTAAATTAATTAACTATATTAATTAATTAATTTATTTAAATTAATTATTTAAATTAATTATTTAATTAAATATTTTTAATAAAATTATTATTTTTTGCATAATTATAATAATATTCTATGATATCATCATTTAACATATAATAATTATTATCATTTTTAATAATTTCATTTAAAATTTTATTTTTAGTTTTAATAATTTTATTTAAATCTATTTTATAAATTTTAAATTTGTTAAATTCTTTATTTTCTAAATTATTTAATAATTTACAATTATTTTTTATTAATCCACATATTATATAATATATATATTCAAAAATATTATCGTATTTATTTTTTTCAATATTATAATCTATGTATATACCTATTGTATCTAAATAATTATTTTTAAAATAGTTTAAAGGAAATTCATAATACAAAGCACCATCAACATAGAGGCAATCATTATATTTAATAGGTTTTGCTATAATAGGTATTGCACAACTCATACAAATAGCATCTATAATATTTAATTCAGGTGTATTATTAATATCACAATATTCTAATTTATGTTTAGTTATATTTGATACAGTTGTAATAAAATTTTTACCATATAATTTAGCACATTCTATAAATGTTAATTTATCTTTATTTAATTTAATTTTTAAATGTTTAGTTAATATTTTAAATAAAATATTCATATCTAATAATCCATTATTAAAATATAATTTAATTAAATATTCATCGATATTATTTAATATATCATATTCATTTTGTATTAAATTTAAAAATTCATTAAATTCATCTTTAAAAATTTTATAAATTTCATCAATAGAATAATTAATTAATAAAAAAAAATTTATTATTGTTCCAACAGAACATCCAATATATTCTTTTATATTTTTTATATCATTTTCTATTGTTTTTAAATAACCTAATATTATAAATCCTTTTAAATCACCTGAACACAACACTAAATTTTTATACATTTTTATTAATTAATTAATTAAATTTAAAATAGATTATAATAATAATATTAATAATATTATAAAAATATTAAATAATATAGAATGGATATAGAAGTAGGTGGTGGTTCATATGAAAACAAACCATTAAAAGTAAATATATATGATTTATATAGAAATATAAATGAAAAAAAAGAAAAAAAATTATCTAATTTCAATGAGATATTATATAAAATTCATAACAAAATAAAGAAAGCTGCAGAAGTAGAGAAATATAATATAGTATATCAAGTACCTGAATTTATGTTTGGTATACCAAATTATAGTTTAGATAAATGTACTGCTTATTTAATAAAAGAACTAAGAAGCAACGGATTTCTTGTAAGATATTATTTTCCTAAAATATTATATATCTCGTGGAATCCTATTGAAATTAAAAAATATAAAAAAGAAAAAGCATTAGGCTTAAACGAAAAATTTAAATCTACTAAAAAAAATTTATATGAATTAACTGATTTAAATAATAATTATAAAAACTCTAGAATTGATATCGATAAAAAAATTACAAATAACAAAACAAACAGCATTGTAGAATATCAAAATAATCCCCAAGACAACTTGTTTAATCTCAAAGGAGAAAATACACAATATAAATCAGAAGTGTTTAAACCTATATTACAATATGACCCCAATGTTATACCCACATATAATTATTATGCATATAGCTCATTAAATCAAAATGTCGTAAATAATACTCCACAAAATATAAATATACAAAATTCAATGCAAAATTCAATGCAAAATTCAATGCAAAATTCAATGCAAAATTCAATGCAAAATTCAATGCAAAATTCAATGCAAAATCAAGGATATAATTCAAGTGGAATTGATAACTTATCTATAAATAATAATAATTTTATAGAACCAACCGTAAAATCAATAATAGATATTGAAAATGATTTTAATAATAATTATAATAATAAAAATACAAAAAACGCAAAAAATACAAAAAATAAAAAAAATAAAGGATTTACTGAAGATAAATTTAATAAATATCTTAAAAAAAAAGAAGAAAAAAATAAAGAAATAATGATAAATAATACACATATAACAAGAGAGTCTTTAGACCAATATCAGAATGATATAAATGATTATTATGATGAAAAACCTAAAATACCATTTAAAAATACAATTCAAAATTCAAAAGGGAAATTTGTATTAGATTTAAGATAATATTAAAAACAATAATCTAATTTAATATTTTGAATATAATTATAAATTTTATTAAATCCTTCTGATTTATCCATATCTTCAAAATTTTTTTTATATATACTATAAACTACATTTGGTATTTTTTTATAAGGTTTATTTTTATATGTAAAATTTGGATCTAAACTTGTAGTATAATATCTTTTTTTATTTAGATTTTTAGAAATTTCTTCTGAAGTATTTATATGTATACCTATTATATTATAATCTTTTGGTACTAATTCAATATATTCTCTTCTATTTTTTTTTGAAGCATTTAAATTATCTATTAATATTAATTTTTTTTCTAATAAATTCTGTTTTAATTCTTTAAAAAATTTATTTTTAGTATTTGATTTATCATATGATAAATGAACATAATTATTATTATTTATTTTATAATAATTTACATAATCTTTTATAAAAGTACTTTTACCACTTGAAGGAAAACCTTGTAATATTATTATTGTATTATCTAAATATTTATCAATATCATTTATTTTATTAGTTTTATTTGGTAATTTAGGGCAATTTACTGAAATATTTTCTTTAATATTTTTAAAATAATTAGTATCTGTATAAAATTTAATATTACAATTATGTGCAAAATTAATATCAACATTACTATGATCATTTTTACGACCAGCTGCATCACCTACATAAAATATTTTAGTTGGTTGTCCATTTAAACTTATAAAAAAATCATACATACCCATTAAAGGTTTGCGATATATATCATCTTTATCAGAAATAAAATAATCTGCAAATGGAAATAAGGTATTAATTTTATATTTAATATCATCTAAATTAACTTTGTCTAAACTAACACCTTTTTGATTTGTAAAAATTACAATCTTGTATTTTTTTAAAATTAAATTATCTAATTTTTCTTTTACATTATCAAATGCATATTCATAATCATTTTTATTTATAGGGAATTTTTTATTACTAATTGTTTTTATTAAAGTACCATCTAAATCAAATGCTGCAATTTTTAATGAAGGATTTGTAAATTTGTATAATTTTTTATCCATATTTAATTTTTTACCAATATTTATTTTTAAAATTATAAATTATTATAATCAAATTTTTATAAATTCTTCTTTTTAAATTAAAAATTAAAAAATTATAAAATATAAATATATTAATAATGACCGTATTAAATGGTTATGCTGATTTAAATGAGGTTTATGGTTCTGATTTTTCAAAAAAGAAAAAAAAAATTAAAAAATTAAAACAACCTGCTTGTGATTATTATTCTAAAAAATATAAAGACGGTAATGTTCAACCATCCCATTCTAACGCATTTGTAAATGAACACGCTAGTTATCAAATTGGTGAAAATAGCAATGAAATTGCAGGTACAGATTTAAAATCAAAATATGATGTAAAAAAAAGAACCTCATCTAAGTACAAAGAATATATTGATAATGAAGAAGAATTAGATTATTTTGATAAACTTTATAAAGAACACGAACATAAACCTCTTGAAAACACCGATGGCAACAATATTATGAATTATAAAGAATTACAAGAAGATGACGAAGAAGACGATGATAAAAAAGATAAAATGAAAATAAAAAGAAGAATTAAAGTTGACACATTAGGTAGACCCAATCAACACCCATATTATTTAAAAGATGAAGAAGATGAATATTCTCCAGACAAACATTATTTAGATTTTGGATTATTTTTAATAAGTGGTATATTACTTATTTTTATACTCGAACAATTTGTTCGTTTAGGTATCCAAATACGTGAAAAACATTTAAATTTAAATAGACAACAACCTATGTATTATGTACAACAACCTGTACAACCTGTACAATATCAACAAATGCCTTTAAATAGACCTCCTACTATGCAACAAGGAGGAAATCCTAATTTTGTTCAATCTATGAACGAAATAAATAATTCTATGAATATGCAAAATAATATGAATGGTGGCGGTGTTTATGCTAATACAACTAGTAATTATTATCAAGAATATCCAAATTTAAGACCCAATAGTGTTATGACCAATAACACTTTTCAACCTATAAACTAATTTATTAATTAATTTAATTAAATAAAAAATTTAATTAAATTAATAAAATGAATTGTTTTAGTAAAAATAATATTGATTTATTAATTTTTATTATTTTATTTTATATTATTTTAAATTATAGTTTAACTATTTCTTCAATATATCCAACTTATTTATTAGAATTATTTGAAGAAAAAATAGTAAAAATAATTCTTTATTTTATATTATTTTTATTAGTAAACTATAATAAAATTTTGGGATTACAATATTTAATTATATTATTAACATTAGAATTAGATGTTCTTTTGTTTTATCAAGAAAATAATTAAAATTAATTAAATAATTAAAATAAGTAAATAAAATTTAATAATAAATTAATAAAATAAATGAAAAATAATAAAAATTTTTTAAATTATCAAAAAGATTTATTTGATAATATATTAAAATTAAATGGAAGTAAGTTTATGGCAGGAGTATCATTGTTAATGTTAAATTTAGGAAGTAAATATTTAATAATGGATTTAGCAGAAGGAACAAATCAATTACTTAAATTAAAAATAATAAGAAGAATAACTGTCTTTTGTTTGTTTTTTGTAGCAACACGTAATATAATTATAAGTATATTATTAAGTGCAGGATTTATTATATTTACACAAGGTTTATTTAATGAAAAATCTAAATATTGTATATTACCTAAAAATTTAAAAAATTTAACAATTGATAAAAAAGATTATGAAAAAGCAAAAGAAATTGTAAAAAATTATGAAGAAAAATCAGATAATCCAAATAATAGAGAAAATAATAATGATTTATTTTTCAATATAAAAGAACACGCAAAAAAAAATAATAATTATATTTTAAATAAAAATAAATTAATTAATTAATTATAATTATTAATTATTATAAATTATATATTTTAATATAAATTATTTAATATGAATAATTTAGTTATACTTTTGAATTTTATGTTATCAATATTTTTAGTAATAATAAGTATATATGTATATAAAAAAATTTATAATTTAACACTATATGATGAAAACAATCAAACACAATTATACGGTTTAGTAAAAGATTTAAATAATAATTCTAATAAATTAAAAGAACAAATAATTAATAATATGGATGATATAGATAAATTAGAAGATTCAACTGCATTAATGGAAAGTGATATAGCAGCTTTACAAAACAATTAAGCAAAAATAATTAAATAAAAATAATTTTAAATTATATGTGTTTTAAGATGACCAACTCTGATAGTGGTATCAAGATAAATTTCAAAACCAGCTTTTAAAATTTTTTTACAAAATGATACGTCTTCACTACATATATCTCTGTATTGTTTATGTTCAAGTCTTTCACTTTCAAACCACGGATATTGTATTTTTTCAATAACTCCTTTTTTTATTAACATCCATCCTAAACCACTATAAAAAACTTTTAAAAATTTATTATCAATTAATTCACAATTATTTATTTTATTTTCTAAAATTGTATCATCTAAGAATTGAAAAGTTCCATTATTTTCCCAATAATTTAAATCCCAATTTTCAACAACAGCATATTTAGTACCACCTTCCATTTTATATAATCCACAAACAACATCTTTATTTGCGACTAGTAATTTAATAAAATTTTGTACAGAAAATATAATATCACTATCTATCCACATTATATAGTCATAATCAATTTTTCCATCAAAAGGTTTTTGGTCAGGACCTCTTCTATTATCACCACATAAACATCTTGAACGAGCAAAATGAACCATACTACTATATTTTTGTGATACTATAACTTTAATATCTTGTTTTATACACCATTGTAATAATTCAGACCATGCTATTAAAAATTTTCCCGAAAAATTATTACCAGGTAAACAAAATACTATTTTCAAATTCCTCTTTTCTTCATTCATCTATTTTTTTCAATTTAAATAAATAAATTTTATTAAATTTTAAATAATTTATTCTTAAAATAAAATAAACATTAAATTAAATTATGACTAATAGAATTACAAATAGTGAAATGGATGAAATTTTAGAAAAAATAGATTTTTCTTATCCTTTGTCTATTAAAAACATTTCAAATCAATTTAATAATTTATATTCTAAAGACAAATCAAAAAAAGTTAAAAGAGATTATCTAATTTATTATTTATGCAAATCTAATAAATATAGAAGGGTTGAACCAATTGAATTATCATCTAATAAACACAAAGTAAGTGTTTGGTCAAAAGTTTAAAATTCGTAAATTATAAAATAAAAATAATATAAAGATTTAATTAATATAATAATATGTTTAGTAAATTTTTTATATTTTCAAATAATATTAATACTAGAATGTGTAAAATCAATTTACCTTTTACACTATATAGAAAAAAAAATAGTTTTTTAAATTTTTTTTCAAGCAAAAAAAATAATAAATTAGAAAAAACAAATAAAGAAAATAAATCTGATTTATCTAATGATAATGACGTAGAAACAGATTATAAATATTTAAAAATAGATGAAATTGAAACAATTGATGAAAATATTAGGTCTCCTGTAATCAAAGAATATTTTATATAAAATTATAAATAATTAAAAATTTATATTAATATTAATTATACTAATGATACAAGATATTGGTTATTTATTATTATATATTGCTGGATTTGGTTTTTCTGATTATATTGTTAAATATTATAAATTAAAATATGTAAATTATTTACTATATTATCTATTTATTTTAATATTAGCTTTAATATTAATAAATAAACAAAAAATTAATAATAAAAAATAATTAATATTAATATAAGAAAAATTATTTTATTAAAATATTAGGATATAATTAGTATTTTATAATTTTTGAATATAATAAGAAAAAGTTTAGTTCTTAATTAACTCTTTCTTATTTTTTTGTTTTTTTAATTTTTTTTTAGTTTTCATCCTCACTGCTGCTAGTATCATCACTCTCTTCTCCCGCGTTGTTTTGATCTTTACTGCTGCTAGCGCTATCACTGTGTTCTGCGTTGTTATTTTTTTGTTGTGCATTGAAAACACTGATTTCTTGTTCAATCATCTCTTGGAGTTTTTTGTCGTGTTTCGGGCTTTCATTGATTTTTTCGAGGATGAACTTGCAGAGTTTGAAGTGACTTCCACGTCCAGTGAATCCGGCGTCTTCTTTTTCTTCTTCGGTGAGGAGCAAATCTTTGAACTTTTCCTGAAAGTCCATGGTCTTGTAGTGCGACACGATGACAGAGAAAGCGGTTGGCTTTGTCTTCTTCTTTTGTGTTTTTGTGGTGGATTTCTTCTTTGATTTCTTCGGTTTGTCAGATTTGTTGAGCTGAAGCTTTTGAATAAACTGCTCTTTGAGCGATGTAATTTCTTCTTCGTTTTCTTGAAAAGCGGAGTTTTTCAGAAGTTCTGCGACAAAAGAGGTGAGGATTTCTTGTTGTTGATTCTTCACTTCCGTGATGACAAGAGTGTTGAAGTTTTCAATGAGAGAGACCATTTTGAAAGTTGCTGATTTTTGGTATACACACTAGTATTTGTTAATTAGCTAAGAAATTTTGATATATTAAAATTCAAATTTTTAAAATATAAAAAATTTGAATTTATTTAATTTATGATATAAATAATATAAATAATATAAATAATACAAACAATATAAATAATACAAACAATATAAATAATACAAACAATATAAATAATATAGATAATATATTATTTTTATAAAAATAATTTTTTAAATTATATATTTTTTTATTTTTTAATATATTATTAAAAAATTGCTTAATTGGAATAAGCCAAACCACCCATACCGGACATAACACGGAGTACGTTATAGTTAACAGCATATACATTAACAGTTGCACTGTTACTAGCAATTTTAAGTTGAGCGTTATCAATTCTTGAGAAATTGCAAGTACCCGATGGTTGGTGTTCTTCGGGTTTAAGGGCGAATGAGTAAACAGCAACTTGAGCTGCGGAAGCTTTTAATGTAGCAGCAGCTACTATATTTGAAGAACAATCGAGAGGTGTACCAGTGTGGTGTTGCCATACTTGTGTTTGTGTAAAGTATTCAAGTGGTCTTTCGGCAAATCGGTCGTGACCATTAAGAACAAGTTTTGTTTTTCCTGTAGATAAATCAGCTCTTATACCATCAACACTAACAGCACCAGTCCATACAAGTTCTTTGACGGGGTGATTGAAGTTAAGGTCAATCGATGGTCCAGTATTCGATGTGTGTTGAAGTTGTTCAATAAGATATTCGTGAGAAACTTGAGCGAAACGTCTGCGTTCATCAGTATCAAGATAGATGTAGTCAGCCCAAAGTTTTGTATCATTTGAGTTGAGAGTAACTCCTGTAGGTGATGCAAATGAGACACTTATTTTAACCTCGTGGTATTGAAGAGCAATCAATGGAAGAGCAAGACCAGGATTACGGTTGAACCAGAATTGAAGTGGTACACGGCATACTACATTTGTATCAACTTCTGAATCACTCGCTTGATCACTATCTGTTCTAGACATACCGACACCGCCAGCACAAGCGAGATTTTGGAAACGAGTACCACTTCCTGCAGAATCTATAATACCCATAACACCTGCAGAATTTGGTTCAGTGAGTTCAGCCCAGGCTTCCATCCAGTGACCCCAGTGTTTATCGATTTGTTGACCACCAATTTGAACTTCAATTTCATTAATAATAGCGTGTCCAACATTCAATCCCTGGAAAGAACCAGTAGTATCATTTCTTTCTACTGTTAAATCGGCTTCAAGATACATACGGCCTACAAGATCACCATTGCGCGAAATAGTAGATGTAACTTTGTTTCCAACTGCAACAGCACCATTAATTGTTTGATCAACTGATTCCATAGCAAAGTTAGTGTGACGACGGTAGACAACTTTGAAAAAGGTAATTTGAGGATTACCTGTAAGATAGATATCTTGAGCACCATAGGCAACGAGTTGCATTAAACCTCCTCCCATATTTATATATTATATAAAGAAAAAAAATTTTAAAAATTAAACAATAATTAAATATATTTTTATATATTTTATTAAAAAAATAATTATTTTTGATTTTATGTTTAGTTGGAATAAGCTAAACCACCCATACCGGACATAACACGGAGTACGTTGTAGTTAACAGCATATACATTAATTGTGTTATCATTGGCATTACCAGCAATTTTAAGTTGAGCGTTATCAATTCTTGAGAAATTGCAAGTACCCGATGGTTGGTGTTCTTCGGGTTTAAGGGCGAATGAGTAAACAGCAATTTCATCAACAGAAGCTTTTAAAGCTCCTGTAGTAGTACTATTAACTTCACATTTTACAGGTGTACCAGTGTGGTGTTGCCATACTTGTGTTTGTGTGAAGTATTCAGGGGGTCTTTCGGCAAATCGGTCGTGTCCATTAAGAACAAGTTTGGTATTTCCACTTGGAAGTACTGTTCTAGTACCATCACTCGCAACATTACCAGTCCATACAAGTTCTTTGACGGGGTGATTGAAGTTAAGGTCAATCGATGGACCAGTGTTTGATGTGTGTTGAACTTGTTCAATCAAGTATTCGTGAGAAACTTGAGCGAAACGTCTGCGTTCATCAGTATCAAGATAGATGTAGTCAGCCCAAAGTTCAACATTAGAAGGAGTAATCTCAGCATTAGCAAATGTTACACTAACTTTAACTTCGTGGTATTGAAGAGCAATCAATGGAAGAGCAAGACCAGGATTGCGGTTGAACCAAAATTGAAGAGGAACACGGCATTTTGGATTATCATCTGCAGCAGCTAATACACCACCAGCACCAGCAAGATTTTGGAAGCGTGTACCTACACTATTTTGTGAATCACCATCACCTAAAACACCAGCATCATTTGGTTCAGTGAGTTCAGCCCAGGCTTCCATCCAGTGACCCCAGTGTTTATCGATTTGTTGACCACCAATTTGAACTTCAACTTCAGAAAGTACAGTGTGACCAGGATTGTAATTAGCACCAGTAGAAATTGCAGTATCAAATTCAAGATACATACGGCCAACGAGATCACCATTGCGCGAAATAGTAGATGTAACTTTGGCACCTAAACCTGCAGTACCATTAATAGTTTGGTCTACAGATTCCATAGCAAAGTTGGTGTGACGACGGTAGACAACTTTGAAAAAGGTAATTTGAGGATTACCAGTAAGATAGATATCTTGAGCACCATAGGCAACGAGTTGCATTAAACCTCCTCCCATATTTATATATTATATAAAGAAAAAAAAATTTTAAAAATAACTTAAAAATTAATTTAAGGATTTTTTAAATTTAAAATAAAATTAATGAAAACAACAAAAAAAAATAAAAGAAAATGTAATTATGAAAAAACAACATATACATTAGATATTTGTCACGAAAAACAATTAAAAGAATTTGAAAATAAATATAATAATATTCAAAAATTAACAAAAGATAAAAAAAATTTAGAAAAAAAAATAAATACTTTTAAAAAAGAAAAAAATAATGAAACAGATATTTTTATTATAAATCAAAATAATATAGAAAACAAACACGAAAAAATATTTGAATTAGAAAAAAAATTAAAAAAAATAAATTTAGAAATAGATGAATTAAATAATAAAAATAATGAAATAGATTATTTATCTAAAACAAGTGATATATTATTTAAATATTTTGATTACGTTGAAAATGAAAATGATGATGACGACAAAAAACAAAATAAAAAAATTGTCAATTTCTTTAGTCCTTACAAAAATTTTGATGATAATGATAAAACAATAGAACATTTAGGTAAATCTGATTTTCAAAATTCTCTAAATCGTGAAGATTTATTAGAAAATTATTTATCTAAAACTGATAAAGATTATATTAATAGCAATTTAAAAACATTAAAAGAAAAATGTTATCATTGTAATTCTGAAAATGTTAATGAATTAACTAATGATGGTATATTATATTGTACTGATTGTAACACAATTGATTATATTATAATAGATAATGAAAGACCAAGTTATAAAGACCCTCCAAAAGAAATTAGTTATTTTAGTTATAATAGAATAAATCATTTTAATGAATGGATTAATCAAACACAAGGAAAAGAAACAACTGATATACCTGAAGAAGTTTTTGATAAAATCTATCTTGAATTAAAGAAAAATAAAATTAATAATATGGCAATATTAAATTATGATAAAATTAAAGCAATATTAAAAAAAATAAAAGTTAACAAATATTATGAACATATCCCTTATATATTAAATAGAATAACTGGTAGAGTAAATCCTCAATTAACACCTGAATTAGAAGAAAAATTAAGAAATATGTTTAAAGAAATTCAGGTACCATTTTTAAAACATTCTCCACAAAATAGAAAAAATTTCTTAAGTTATTCTTATGTATTGCATAAATTTTTGGAGATATTAGGAGAATATAAATATTTACCCTATTTTCCTTTATTAAAATCAAGAGAAAAATTACATCAACAAGAACAAACCTGGAAAAAAATTTGTGAAGAATTAAATTGGGAATTTATTAGAAGTATTTAATTTTTTGTTATATTTAATTTATATTAAATTTATAAATTTCAAATAAAAATAATTTTAATAGAATTTTAATTAATTAAAATAATAATAATTAATAATTTAAGCAAGACCGCCAGCAGGCCATCCTACAAGACCAGCACCAACACCGAAACCAGCACCTTGACGGGCAGAACCAGAAATGGATGGAGCAAATAAATCAAGAAGCGAGAATGTGGCAGCAGCAACAAGACCAATGCTTACTACGTCAACAACTTTTAAGGTTTTGCCAGGAAGAGCATAAGCTGCAACAGCAACTACTAAACCTTCAATAAAATATTTAAGTACTCTTGTCATAACTTCGCGGGCATCTACACCGTTCATTTTTATATTATATTAAAAGAAAAAAAATTTTAATTAATTAAATTAATTAATTAAATTAATTTAATTAATTAATTTATTAATTAATTAAATTTTAATAGAATATAAATTAAAATAAAAATTTTAAAAATTTATTTAAAGTTTTTTAATTAAATTTTTAATAAAATGAGTAAAAATAATAATTTAGTGTCTGTATCTGAAATGGATTATTTAGAAGAAGATGCCCCTATAAGAGGACAACAATATGTTTGTTTATCATTTTTGTCTCCAGAACAAATAATTGATAAAAAAGAGGTATTTATGTTTAATAAATTTATATCTAATTTTAAAAATGATGTTAATGAATTATTTACTAATTTAAAAGATAAATATAAAGAAGAAGATGATGTTATACAAAGTATAGCAGATAAATATCGTTTTTTATTTAATGATAAATGGATACACGAGGAATATCAATATTTTTTAAAAGAAAAAGAAGAAAATTTGTCAAAAGAATTTGCAGAACAAGTAGATTTTCAAACAAGTGTACGTGGTATTAAAGTACGTGGTTCATATGAGACTATGAGAGAAGCACAAATAAGAAGTGAAGTATTAAAAAGGAAAGATAAAAAGCATAATATATTTATTGCTAGTGTAGGTTGCTGGTGTCCGTGGGACCCAAATCCAGATAATATTGATGACCAACATTATTCAGAGGACCGTCTTAATACATTGATGAAAAAATACAAAGAAAATCAAGCAGCTAAAGATGAATTATTTGAAGATAGAAAAAGAAAAATGATAGAAAATCAAACAAAGAAGAATGAAGAAATTAAAAAACAAAATGATTTAAATAATTTAGAAGAAGCTAAAAATGATATAATATGGAGTAGTGGTTTAGATGAACATCAAAAAATTATTGAAAATTTTAACAAAACCCAAGATGAAGAAGAAACTAAAAAAGTCTTTGAAGGTTCTGACCCATGGATAAAACATAAAGAAGAAACTGAAAATACTGAAAATACTGAAAATACTGAAAATACTGAAAATACTGAAAATACTGAAAATACTGAAAATACTGAAAATACTGAAAATACTGAAAATACTGAAAATACTGAAAATACTGAAAATACTGAAAATACTGAAAATACTGAAAATACTGAAAATACTGAAAATTAAAACATAACAAAAAATTAAAAATATTATATAAATATTATTTTAAATATTCAATATTATTTAAAAATATTATTTTTATAATTTTATAAATGATAATTATAAAATTATTTACTGATTTTTGTAATGATGAAAATAGTTATAAAATATTAGTAAAAAATTATAATTGGGATTTAGATAAAAATTATAATGTTAAATATAAATTTACATATGGTGATGATTATACACACGCTATATTATTTAATTGTCCTATGCCTCAATTAAATATAGATAAAAATAATGTAATAGGTCTAGCACAAGAACCTAATTTTTTTCTTAATATTAATTATAATTTTGTTAGATATTGTATTGAAAATTTAAAAAAATATTATATTGGAAATTTAAATTATAAAGGATTTAATTTAAAATATCCATTTACAGAAAAATTTTCATATTATTTACCTCATTTTAATTACAAAAATATTAAAATTAATCATAAAACTAAATTAATGAACTATGTATATTCTAGAAAAAATAATAATATTAATACTTTATATAGTTATAGACATCTATTAGGAAAAAATATACTTGAAAATAATTTAAATATAGATATTTATGGTTCAAGTACAATTAATTAAAAAAAAAATTATAATAAAGAAAATATAAAATATCATTTTGATTGGGATGATGTTTATAATGTCTATAAAGATTATAAGTTTAGTATTGTAATTGAAAACACAACACATCCAGAATATTTTACAGAAAAAATTATGATACCTTTGTTATGTGGATGTATACCAATTTATTTAGGTTGTTCTAATATTGATAATTATTTTAAAAAATACGTAATTCATTTAAAAGGTAATATTAATGAAGACATAAAAATAATTAAAGATATTTTAAATAATCCCGATAAATATTATAAAGAATTTACAATGAATGATTTAAAATATGTAGAAGATACAATACATCTTAAAAATCTTATTAATCAAGAATTTCTTTAATTAAATAAAATTAAATAAATTAAATAAATTAAATAAAATTAAATAAAATTAAATAAAATTAGTAAAAATTTAGTAAAAATATTTATTTATTCTTATAAAATAAATGAAATTTTTTATTTTATTAACATTATTTGTAGGAATTATAATGGTTATGCATGGTGTTTATAAAGAAGATATTGATAAAGAAAAAAAAAATGTTAAAGTAGAATACAGATTTATTCCACGTTCTTATTATGATGAACAATTATTCTCTAATAATTTTGAAAGTAAATTTAGTAATTTATTTGATGATAAACCAACACAATGGAGTGCAAACCAACGTTTAATACCAGAAGATGGCGAAGATGAATATAATTTTAATGATAATAATAATAATAATAATAATAATATTTTTAATGATGATATTAATTTAGATAATAATGATGAAGAAATATTTTAATTATTAACATTTAAATTAAAATGTGCTTTTTTTATAAGTTCATTACGATCTTTTTGATTAAATCTTAATTGTGGTGTATTCATTCCTTCTATATATATATTTGGCATTAAAGTAATATTATTTAAAGTATAATCTAATGTAATATTATCTACAAGTACTACTTCTATATTTTGCATATGTAATAAATATCCATACCAATTATCATCAATGTATTTAAAATCATTTGTAATTTCTTTATTTAATACATTCATTATATTTTTTTTACCACAAATACCAGCAAATCCATTAGGTATTTGAAATAATCCATCGTGATATGTATATAATGTACTTATTTTATTTGGATATTTTATACAATTATCATATAATAATTTAATAAATTTTTTATCATAACATAAATCATCATCACAACATATTATAATATCATTGTCTTTAATAAAATCTAATGATAATGTTGGATATATTTTTGTACTAGGACCATAATCATTATTACATCTATTAATATACACTTTAGTTACTCTCTTTAACCATTCAGGTATTATATATATTCTTTTTTCAAAATCTATCATACTGTTTGAACATATTTTTGGTATATTTATTATTATACAATCAGGTTTTTTATCTTGTAAAATTAAATGATAAATCACTTTTTTAAAATAATCTGAACTTAATCTATCAGGTAATGTTGTTAATGATATGTATACATTTATCTTCTCATTTATTTTATTATTTACAATTTTATTATCTATTAAATTAATTAAACAATTAGGATTATTATAATATCTGTCTATATTCATTTTAATAATTTAATTAATTTAATTAATTTAATTAATTTAATTAATTTAATTAATTTATTAAATTTATTAAATTTATTTAATTTATTTAATTTATTAAATTTATTTAATTTATTTAATTTATTTAATATTAAAAATATATATTATTTAATCTATATTATTTAATCTATATTAAATATTATTTAATCTAATATTATTTAATCTATATTAATTTTTATTAATATATAATTTTAAATAAATTTGCAATGAATATATATAATAATTTATTGATACATTTTTCTAAAGAAAAAAACAAAGGATTAATAACATCTATAGTTTCATTTATATCTGGTAATGTATTAAATATTTTTTTAAATAAAAAATTAAATTTTGATATTAAACAAAGTACATTTATATCATTATATATATTTGCTAATTTAATTGGTTATACATTAGATATTCTATTTGCAAAAGAAAAATTATTTATTAAAAATTATAATGGTACTAAAAATTTTTATGGTAAAATTCCATTCAATGATTATAATACAAGGTTAAATTTTTTAATTTATTCATTCTTTTCAAAACATATTATTAGATTTATTATAATTAGTTTATTAGATTCAATTATAGGTTTAATATTACTTAAATATATTATAAATATTTTAGATGAATATGAAATTTTAATGAATTGGGAATATAGAGATTTAGTTGCTGCTGCATTAGTAGTTTCAGTTACATTTAATCTTTATTTAAATCATTTGCGTTTTGATTGGGCATACGAACATAAAAATAATTTTAATACAAACTTAATAATATATTCTTGGTTTACATTAACTATTATCATTATTGTTTCAATTAGAGATAATTGTAATAAAAATGAAAAATATAAAAATAAAATTATTAAATAAAATTATTAAATAAAATTATTAAATAAAATTATTAAATAAAATTATTAAATAAAATTATTAAATAAAATTATTAAATAAAATTATTAAATAAAATTATTAAATAAAATTATTAAATAAAATTATTAAATAAAATTATTAAATAAAATTATTAAATTATTAAATTATTAAATTATTAAATAAAATTATTAAATAAAATTATTAAATAAAATTATTAATTTATTTTATATTAAATATATTATTATATTAAATACTATAAAAAGTGTTTATTTAAATAGATATTAACTATAAGATTGTAAGTTCATAAATATAAATTATTTTTTAAAATTACTAAACTTAACATTTTTATAATAAAAGTTTTTAAATTTATAGAATATTATTTAAAAAATTATTTAGATATATATTTATATTTATATTTATATTTATATTTATTTATATTTATCTATATAATATGTCGATAAGTTTAAATCAAATATATTGTAATCATTATTTAAAAAATAAAAAGTTACAAGATTATTGTAAGAATCCAAAATTTGAAAGTTTTGTTTATCCACCATATAATGTATTAACTTCTTTTCATATAAAAGATAGTATACATTATAATGCATTAATAAAAAATAATTATGAAAATTATAAAGAATATATACATATTACTAATCAAAAAGAACATAGTTTAGAAAAATTTTTAAATTTAGAAAAAAAATTTGATATAAATAAGATAGAAAAAATTAAAGTTAAATATAATTTTGAAAAAAATAAATATTTTATACAAGATGGTGTTCATAGATTAGCAATTTTATTATATAAAAAAATAATTAATGAAAATATTCCAATAAATATGTTAGATATAAATTATGATAAAAACACAATTAATTATATTGAGAATAAACTTTCAGATACAACAAAATTAACACATTATAACGGGTGGTCAAATAGAACAAAATATGGATATCATTCTTTTAATATATTTAATATAAATATATTAGGTCAAAGAATACCGCGTAATCGCTTAAACATATTTAAAAAATATATTAATTTTGAAAATAAAAATATTTTAGATTTTGGTTGTAACTCAGGCGGAATGTTATTGCATCTTTTTAATATTAAAAATGGTATTGGTTTTGATTATGATGAAAATTGTATAAAAGTTGCAAGAGATATAAATAAAATATTAAACTTTAATAATAATATTAAGTTTATTAAAAAAGATTTAAATAATATAAATTTAGATTTAGAAATTGATATTGAGATTGATATTATATTTTTATTAAGTTTAGGTTCATGGATAAAAGAATGGGAATATATTTATCAATGGTCAATAAAAAATTCAAAAATAATATTTTTTGAATCAAACAATGATAAGGAAAAGATAAAACAATTAGAATTATTTAAAAAAACCAACTGTGATATTAAATTAATTTCAAATTCTTCAAATGATGATAACACCGGCAATAATCTTAGAAAAACATATTTAATTAAACCTCCTATATAAAATTTAGAAATATTTTAAATATTATTTTTTTATTTTTTTTATAATTAATATATTATATTTTTTATTAAATTAATTAATTAAATTTGTGTACATTAATTTTTGTAGCATTTTTCTTCTTAGCTTTAAATCTTTCCATATCAAATGCTTCTTCTTCATCTAATTCATCTTCATTTTGGTCATTATTAATCCAAAATTGGTTTGCACCAATTCTATAATTTTGATGTTCACTTGCTTTATACCAATAAACACAATCTTCTAATTTATTTGAATTAGAAGTATTATCTATAACTAAACATTCATAATTTTCTGTGCATTGGTCCATAACTTGTGAGAATATTTCGAAATTGGGAAACATTCCTGCATAATTTTCATATATTCTTTTTCTGTTGCCTACAATATTTTCTCTTAAAATAAATACATAATCAATATTTGTTCTAAGATTAGGAGGTATTCCTAATGGATATTGCATAGTAATGATAAAAAACATTTTTAAATGTCTTCCATTCATAAAGATAGCTCTAATATTTTTGTCTTTTGTCCAAGAACCATCATATAGACAATCATCTAAAATTAAAAATGTTCTTGGGTCAATTCTTGAATGTCCATAAGTTTTTTTTTCATTATTTAATTTTTTCATAATTAATTTTTGTCTTTTTATTACATTGTCTATAAGTTCTGCATTTACTTCTTCGTGTATAAATATATTTGGAACAAAATCACCATAAAATTTATTAGCACCTTCTGTTCCACTTATTACAGTTCCAATAGGTAAATCAGTATGATAATATAATAAATCTTTAACTAAAAATGATTTACCTGTTCCACGTTTTCCAATGAATACAATTACTTTATCATCTTTAATTTTTGATATATCAAATTTTTTTAATTCTAACTTCATAATTAACAAACACAAATATTTTTTTTATTTTTTAAATACGCATAACTTTTTTTATTTTTTATTTTTTATTTTATGAATTGTTATTAAACAATAAATTACAGAAAGCAAAAATATAATTCCTATATTATTTTTTAATAACATATAATTTATAAATAACAAAATTATAATTATTAAATATACAAAATTATTATATAAAATATCTATTTCATCATAAAATACAATAATAGCAAGTAAAATAATTATAATAAAATTTTTTAAATTACCTTCTATTTTTAATGGTTCAAATTTATTAATATTTTTTTTCATATTTTATTTAAAAACATTTTTTTTTTATTAAAAAGGTGGTTCACCTTGTTTAATATGATTCATCACATCATTATTATATGTATCTGTTGAATATAAAGAAATCAATAAAGACATAAATATAAATATAAATAAATATAAACTTTCATCTTTTATTTTTTTTATATTATTATCTAATTTTGTTGTATCATTATTTTGATTATTTACTATTTTTAATTCATTATATTTATAATAAATAAAAACAAATAGTAAAGATATTGAACCTGATATTAATATTTTATAATTATATATAAAATCCATTTTATATTTTAATTACAATATTTTTATTATTATTTTTAAACATAATTTAAATATTTTGTTATTTTTTGATAAACAATTATATTTTAATTAATTAAAAATGTATAAAAAATATAAAATTTTAATATATCTAATTTTATTTATTTTAATTATGTTTTTTTTAAATTTTTTTTTAAAAAATCATAAAAAATTAGAAAAATATTCTAGTTCAACTGATTTATCAACAGTAATACAACGCTTGAGAGATGACATTAATAATAAAATATTAATTAAACACCAACTTAATCAAACAGAATTACAAGAAATAATTGATAGAATTAATGTTGTAATTGGTCTTATAAATGATAAAATTAAAGAATTAGATAATGCAATTGGAGGACAAACAACTGATTATGTTAAGTTATTAGAAGAAAGTAATCAATTATTAAATGATATAATTAATTTAAAAACTACTATTGAAAATCAAGAAAAAACAAAAGCAAATAATAGTATTATTATACAAAATTTACAAAATCAAATTAATAATTTACATGAAATAAAATATTTTTTAATAAATTATAAACGTTATGATGGTGAAACTATTGACCCATTTACAAATAATCAAATAGTTCTTTATAATTCTGATGGTAATGTAATAAATGATAATAGCAAATTTAATTTAAGTAATCCTATAAAAATTAAAATAGGTAATCAATATTTAAAAAAAACAAATATGTATTATGTCAAACAAGGTAATAGTCCTAGTCAAACAAAAATTCAATCAACAGAAAAATTACCAGATATACCACAAGTAAGTTGGTTAAATATTATGGGTTATCAAAAAGTAAAAGAAATAACAACTGGTAATACATTAAGTAATCCTAATGGTGAATCTATATGTGCTTTTGCAGTATGGCCTAGGTGGGGTACATCATGGAGTAATACTAATAAAAATAATTTACCAACTAGAATTACATTACGAGATTCAAATGGAACAGATTTATTTTCAAAAACAATTACTACAACACAAAGACTATTAGGTTTAGATGTTAATTATTGGCATCAAATTTATCATTCAAACGCTTATAATGAAGACCGTTGTCAAGTATATTTTATACCATCAATTAGTACATCAAGAGAATTTAGAATAGTGCATAATGGAAGCATTAGTAGATGTGCTATTTTAAAAAATAATAATGGTAATAATAATTGTAATACACTTTCAATTAGATTTGGTCGTCAGTGTACTAGAGAAAGACCAAATGGTGATTTTAATGTAAATGGTCAAACACAAAGTTATACTGGTTTAACTAATCCACGAACATTTAATTTTACTTTAACAGAAAGACTTTATCATTTTGGAGGGTCGTTTAATAATGATAGATATTATAGATATTATGTATGGCGTTGGAGATATAGAAAGAGATGGAGAAGATACTATTACTGGCAAAAACGTTGTAGGGGTCGGAGTTTCTGGCGGAGATGTAAAAAACGTAAACGATATTATTGGAGAAAAAGATGGAAATGGGAAAGATACAGAAAATATTATAGATGTGATAGTAATGTTAGAATACATTCAATGAATTTACCTGGTTATAATTTATTTAGTAATACAGTTACATCAAGAAGACAAAGATTAATTAATCAAACAAAATTACATTGGAGATTATCGCCTAATAGACATTCAAAACAAACACCTGTATTTGCATGGGGTAGAAGTACATATTATTATAAAATTTTAAATTATAATAATGCACTCAGAGCATTAGCAGGAGATTATATAAATTATTTAAATAATAGAAGAACACAATTAATTAATTTTACAAGTAGTAGTGAATTTTTAAATTATAATCAATCAAATGGTCTAATTGAATATAGAATAAGAAAATCTCTGTATAATCAATATAATTTTACTTTAACTAGTAATTTTAGTGATGCAACTTCTTTTATATTTGAATGTCATAATAATACTGGAACAAATTTATGTAATATAGAACCTGAAATTCTTAGAATGAATAGAAAATATAAAATAAAAACATTAAGTGAAGGAACATATGTTAAAGATTTAAATAATATTTTAAGTGATATTGGACAACCATCAATTACAATATATCCTGATAATCATATAATTAATAATACTAATAGTAACCCATATTTATTAAATTTGTAATTTAATAACAAAATTAAATTATAAAAAAAATTTAATTATTATTAATAAAATTTATTAATTTAATAAATAAATATGAAAATAACTAAAAGATTAATATTAGTGATATTAATACTTATTATAAATTCTTTACTTTTACAAAAAAAAATTAAAAAAATTAAAGAAAAATACTCAGTACAAAAAGTTGAAGAAGAATTATTAGATTTAAAGACATTTTTACAAAAAAGAATTGATGAAAATATTACACCTGAAAAAAATACAGCTGATAATTCTTATTCAAATACAGTTAATAATTTTAATAAAAAAACTGAAGTTTTAGAAAATAAAAATAATATAGTAAATAGTATAAGTAATATAAATACTTATAAACGTCAAAAAAATAACTATCAAACACAAAAATCTCAATTAAATAATGAAATTAATGGTCAAGAATTTTTAAAACAATATCAACAATTACAAATAAATACCTTAAATACTAACATTTTAGATTCTTTTGAACCAAATATATATGAATTAAATAATTTAACAAATAAAAAAAAATTTCATTTAATGGACGCATCTAATAATAATTATATAATTTTAAAAAAATTTGATGGTATTCCTGTGTTAAGTTCAATAAATAATATAAATAAAATATCTAATAAAGAAAAATTAATTTTTCAATTATTTAAAGATGATATAAATTTAGATTATATGTATGACCCAAAAAACATACCAATATCAAATTATTCTTATAATGATAATTATGTTTTAAGTAATGAAAAAGAAGGATATTTAAGATTAGATAATAATTATACTTTATTCTCGTTATATGAAAAAGGTTTAAGATTAAAATTGATACCTGTAGATAATTCTAGTGATAATTTATCTATAAATAATGGTGATAAATTTAAAATAGTTCATATTCAAAAAAATAATGACAAATTTTCAAAAAAATTTATAACATATAATGATAATTTAAATCAATATGTTTTTAGTGATGAAAATTTAAATCCTTCGGTTTTTAAATTTGAATTTATAAATAATTAATATTATTATTTATATATTATTATTATATAATATTTATATAATATTATTTATAATATTATTATTAAAATTTATAAATTTATAAATTTATAAATTTAATTAATTATATAATTAGTAAAAAGTAAATATAATTAATATAAGTTTTTTTGAAGATTTATTAGTAAATTTTTAATAAAAATTGTTATTTAAATATTTTTATAAATTAATAAATTATGATATTAGATATAATTATAACAAAAAAATCAAGATTTTATTTAAAATATTTATTAATTTTAATTTTAATTATTTTAATTATTTTTGTATTATTAAATAGTTATAAAAAAAAATATA